TCCCTCATCCCTGCCACGAACGTACGCAGTTGCGCGACGTTGGTCCCGGTCAGGGCCGGAGCGTCCGTCCGTGCGGCCGTGCCTCCTGCGCCGTCACCGAGGATATCGGCGCTCGCAGTGATCGGAGACTGCTGGTTGTCGAGTTCCGTCACGAGCGCGTCGAGCCTGTACCGCACTCCGATCAGGTACTCGATGGCCGGACGGACCACTTCGTTTACCAGGGTACGCTGTACTTCGGTGAGCTGCTGCGTCGCCATTAAGCCACCTCTCTGAGCCGCGCGGGCTCCATCAGCCGAGACAGATCCGCCGGGTGCTCGCGCCAGTGGCGCACGCCCCGGAGGTCAGACTGCGCCGCCATCTCCGCGAGCACCCCGGCCAGCATGACCACCGGAGCACCCGAGAGCCTCTCGTAGTGCCGCTCCGGGCCGACCTGACGGAGCCCGTAGCCGCGGGTGTAGAACGTCGCGTGGTGCGGATGGCAGCTCGTGACCACCGCCGTCGCGCCGAACTCACGACCCCACGACAGCAGCACGGAGATCACGCCCATCATCGTTCGGAGACTCGTCGGCGAGTCCGACGCGATCACACCGCACTCCGCGACCGTGTGCCCCGCCCGGAGCACCGCCCGGAGCACCGCCATCTCATCCGGATACTCTCGATCCAGCGGCAGCCCGCCCGGACCGTCGAGGATCCCCCCGGCCGTCGCGACCATCCGCCCGTCGTCCTCGAGCGCCACCGCCACGCAGGCCGGGTTGACGAGCGCCTCGTGGTGGACGTAGATCCGCGAGGGATCCGGCGGGATGAGCCCTTGACGCAGGAACGCGTCGTAGACCATCCCACACGCCCGGAGGATCTCGGATGGACTCTCGGCCGCGCGGTATTCCACCGGCCTAGCTGCCTGCCGCGCGGCCGAGCTTGTAGAGCCCCTCCGCGTTGATGGAGACCGTGATGTCCCCGCCGTTCGTGGCCTGGCTCACGTCGTACTCGAACATCATGGTGGCGTCCGTGTCGTCTATCGTGCCGGCCTTGTGGACGTTCACCCACTCGATCGTCCCGACGTTGATCGCGGTGTAGACGACGTCGTCGCAGTCGAGCTCCACCTGGTTGTTGGGGTTGTCGAGGGTCGTGACGACGTTCGCCAGGGTCTTCCTGATGGTCCCGCCGTGGCCGGCGGAGAAGGAACCTCCCGACAGCTCACCAAGGGTGATCGGGTCGCTCATGTAGACGTCCTCGTCGTCTCCGTCGAACGTGGAGCCGAGCAGCGTCATCTTCAGGGTCTTCCCCGAGAGCCAGGCGTCGAGGACCGCCTCGTGGAAGCTGTTGTGGATGAAGTTTGCCATGCCTAGTTCTCCTCTCCGGCGTGGGCCGGGTGGACTGAGTACGTCCTGTGGTCCGTCCGGAGGCGCGCGTTCGCCTCCTTGAGCTCTGCGTCGGCCCGTGCCCGTCCTGCGGGCAGGGCGAACTCCGCGATCGGCCCCTCCCACCGCGGAACCTCGTACGGGTCGCCCGGGTCCGAGCGCCTGCGCTGCGCGGCCTTCCGGCCGTGCTCCGCGGCGATCCGGTCGTGGGGCCGGTAGAAGACCTTCACCCCGGTGATGCGGTAGCCCTCGGGGATCTGGAGCTCGTCCCCCGGGACCGCGACGGTCCCCGCCATGGGCGTGCCATGCGGCTTCAGGACTACCGCGTGGGTGCTGTCCAGCTTTGGATCGAGCCGCAGCCGGATCACGTCCTGGCGGCACGTCTCGCAGCTATCGGCGCCGCCCTTCCGGAGCAGCTCGATCACGGGGAAGATCGCGATCGCGTCGGCCACCGCGCCATCCGGGATCGTGATGTCGTTCGCACCGGCGGGATTCCAGTCCATGGGCAGCGCACCTCCTCAGGCTCAGGTCACCCCAAACTTCGGGGGTGGAGGCGATCCCAGGGATGCAGCGGATCAGGACCAGTCGGCGAGGACGGAGACGGAGGCTCCCACCGTCCGAAGGAAGTCCACGCGCGCCCGGCACTGGCGGTGGACCCGGTAGTTCTCGACCTCGAGGTGGATGTGAGTCCGGCGGCTGGCGGCTGGCGGGGCCGTGAACGTCACCGTGGAGCCGGCCACGGTGTAGTGCACGCCCTCGAGGTAGATCCCCGCCTCCCCGGAGCCGGGGTCGTACCAGTAGCAGATCGGAGGATCGTCCAGTCGGGGGGTCACCTCGAGCGGCCAGGTGTCATCGACCCCGTCCCAGTCGGTCTTCGTGGCCACGTAGTGCTTGTGGCTCTTCGGGCCGCGGGCCGGGGTGCCGGGGTCGCCCAGGATGGGGTAGCCGTCGGATCCCGTGACGACAACTCCACCGGAGAGGGTGAGCCCCCGCCAGTTCCCGTCCGAGTCCACAGCCCAGGCGGCGCCCTGTGAGTCCCGGACCGCGGGAACTCCGCCATCAGAGGATTCGCTCTCTGGTTCCGGATCCGGTATCGGGTCCGGGGTGATCTCCTCCTCGTCGTCTTTGTTCGCCTTCAGGATCTGGATCTCGCGCTCCAGTTCCCGAATGATCTTCGTCACCGAGGTGGAGACCTTCCTCGTCGTCTGGACCCGGACCTGCGATCCGCAGATCGGCCCGATCGCTTCCCGCGCCGCCTTCACGAAGGCATCTCTCTTGCACTCCCACTCGTCGCGCAGCGTCTCCAGGAGCCGCTCCATCTCCGACTGCTTCCCCTCCCGGAGGATCCCGTCCCGCAGCCGCTCGTACTCGGGGTTCTCGAAGGTCGCCTCGCTCCCGAGCTCGAGCACGGTCAGTTCCTGCCCGTAGTCGTAGGTCACGGAGTGGGCAAAGATGTAGGCCCCGCTCTCCCAGCCGGTGGTCCGCCGCGTCGACGAGAAGGTCACCGAGGTGTTCAAGTTCACGAAGTCGCGGTCGACCCCGTCCCCCGCAGAGGCACGGTAGGCGTGCCGCCCGGCGAAGGGCTTCGAGCACCGGGGCAGGAGCCAGGACTCGAGGAGCGCGTCCACGTCGTCGTTCTGATCCTCCGACGTGTAGTGCGGGTCCTCGATGATCATCTCCCGCATCACGCCCCAGTCGGTCGGGAGGGGAGGCCCCCCGCCGTCCCACCGGCTCTGGTCCGTCGAGTACGCCGTGCCGTGGTATCCGGCGGTCGGGTACCGCCGCTCGAGGACGGTGGTCTTCCAGTGCTCGGCATTCAGTTCGAGGTCGGCCGACTCGTAGTCTCCAGGCGTCTCGCATGCGGCGCCCTTCGTGTCCGATCCGAAAGTGACGATGGGCAGGCCCACTGCGATCACCCCCGGAGACATGGCGAACTCGATCTGGAGGGGGACCCGCTGCTTGATGGAGGAATTGCTGTTCTCCAGCCGGACCAGGAAGGCCGTAGTGCACGACTTCTTGAACAGGTCCCGCTTCAGCTCATCGGCCACCCGGTACCACTTGTGGACCTTCTTGAACCCGTTCGGCTCGTCGGTGGTCACGTACTCGTCGGAGTCCGTCAGATCGACTGCGTCGCCGGGAGACGGCGCAGTGGTAAGGTCAGCGGTCAGGGTCACCCGGAAGAGACCACCGGAGCTCGCGGTGTTCGAGCCGATCGTGAAGAGCTTCCCGGTGTCCCCCTCTCCCCCTGCCGCGTCCCCCCCAATGAAACGGCAGGTCGTGCCCTGCCACTCGTTCGTGTAGACCTCGTCCCGCTCGTAGGAGATCGCGAGCTCCACGATCCGTGCGCCGATCACCTGGTTCACCGTGCACCCGATGGATGACCGCTGGGAGCGGAACGGGGTGTAGTACTTCTCCAGCTCCTTCGACCAGGCCGGCTCCATGCCGCCGTCCTCGGTGCTCGCCCGGAAGTCCACCTTCTCCCGGCGGATGCTTCGGAGCAGGACCGCGGTGTAGGCCATGGACGAGTCGTCGTCCACCTGGTTCGCCGGCGTCACGAGGGAGGTAAAGCTCAGGTCCTTTGCTGGCGACGCGGTCCAGTCCACGAAGTGCCAGATGCCGGTGTCGTGGTCGATCAGGCAGGCGTACACGGTCTGGAAACCGATCAGCGTCTGGACAAGCGCCTCGAAGTCCCCGCGGATCGTGAACTTCGTCGGCTTCACGTCGAGGAGGGCGAGCTCGGCCGCCACGTAGACGTCCCCGTTGGGCGCCGCCCGGTGCTTCCGGAGGTCCTCGTTGAACGTGTCGAAGTACCAGGTCAGGATCTCTCCGATCGTCTTGTCCGCGTAGTCCGCGTCGTAGTCGTCGTCCTCGGGGTCGGCGTTCCAGGTGATGGAAAGGGCGCCCGTGTCAGGATGGGACGGGGTCACATACTTCGCTTGCTGCCGGGGGCCCCAGGCCTCGTACTCTACGTACTCGCCCCCGGCGGCATCTGCAAGGTGGCGGACGACCTTCAGGACCCCCCGGAAGTCGGTCTGCCGCGGGGATCCCTGCAGGAGCCTGACCTCCAGCTCCGGCCGGAAGCTCGCCTCGGTGTGGGAGACGTACTCGCGGAAGGTCAGCCGCCGGGGGCTGATGTAGGAGATCTCCAGCCGACCGAGGGCGATGCTCGCCGCCCGCATCCCGTCCTCGTCGTAGGAGGACGTCCCGACCTGGAGGACCCGGCCCGAGGGCGAGGGCTCGGTGGTGAAGTCCTCCATGGTGAGGTCGTCCACGTGCCAGGCGTTCGACGAGTAGTAGATCCAGCGGTACCCGGTCCGCCAGTTCGCGGTCAGGGTCGCGTCGGTCTGGTCCCCGCCGTACTGGGTGTCATCGACGAAGGCCTGGAGGGTGGATCCGTTCCGCCGGAGCTCGAAGGTGACGAAAGTGCCCGCGGAGAGCACAGGTCCGTTCGTCTCCGCCATCACCGTGGACTCGACGCCGGCGACGACCTTCAGGATCGAGAGCTTCGGGGGGCTGTTGTTGTCCGTCCGGATCCGGAGCTCGTAGAAGTTGTCGTCGTCGAGGAAGAGGCAGAGCCCGAACTGCCAGTCACCCGTCGCCGGCGCCGCGAACTTGAGCTGCGTCTTCGCGACCACCGCACGGACTCCGGACCAGGAGTCGTACCGGATCAGGGTGTCCGTGCCGTCCTGGCCGGTCGCGTATCCGCCGCCGGTGTGCAGGAGGAGGGATCCCCGGATCAGGGTGAAGCCGGCGACCTCCGTGCCGGGGGTGCCGCCGAAGGCCTCGGTGAAGATGGTGGCCACGGGTCACGCCCTCCAGAGGGGCTGGGCCTCGGCGGTAAAGACGTAGCTCTTCCGGAAGCGGACGCGGTTCCCGCTGCGGTCCTCCGCCCGGCCGGGGTCCTGCCCGTCGTACCGGCAGGAGGGGTAGTGGACCGAGACCAGAATGATGGCCTCCCCACCGGCGAGGTTGTTCGCGAGGGTGGCCAGTGTCACGTAGTCCGCGCTCGTGTGGGTCCCCGATACGAGGCAGACCTCCGCGAAGGTGGAGCCGAGGATGAAGACATAGTCGCCGGCGACGGCGCCGAGGGTGGAGAGGGAGGCAATCTCGACCTGGACGGTGGCGCCCGCGGTCTCTACCCCGGAGACGGTCGTCGCCTTCGCTGCGTCCTCGATCCAGACGAGCGGTCGGAGGATGTTATCGTCCGAGACGTCCTCCAGGTCGACCATCTCGTCGAGGAGGTCCTTTGCGAGCTGCTCCGTGGTCCGGGACGCCGGCGCCGCGACCTCCTGCGTCCAGACCCGGTGCGTCCAGAGGAAGTTCGGGGAGCGGGTCTCCAGCTTTACCCTGGCCTGGTCGATGCCGGCGATCGCCGTCCGACCCTGGCGCTCGTGGGTGGAGTCGATCGACAGCAGCTCGGTGCCGAGCTTTACAGATCCGAAGTATGCGATGCGGTCTCCCATGGGTCACTCCGAACTTCGGATGGTGCACCATGCCGGCGCTGGCGGGGGCAGGAGCTACGCTTCGACGCGTGGGTGATGATCAGATCGACCTCGGCCTCCGACGCGTCCTGCGCGATCGCGGCGCCCCCTACGAGAACTGCCGCTTCGCCTGCTCCCGCCGCCGCTTCAGGTCCTCGACCTCGGCCTTGATCTTCTGGATCTCGTCCCGCACGTTCGCGAGGACCTCGTCGAAGAGGGCCTTCTGCTCCGCGTCGGCCTGGCCTGCGGCGTCTGCCCGCTCCTTCGTGGCCGCTGCGAGAGCCTCGAGCTGCTCCACCAGCTGCTGACCCTGAGCGAGTTCCTCCGCGACACCGGTGTCCGTCGCGTCAGCGGCCTTCTCCGCTGCGGCCGCCGCGGCGCCGAGCTGGCCGGCGACGGCGCCCCCGTCTGCCTTCGGGATCTCTGCGTCCCCGTAGAACGACGCGCCTCGCTGTTTCTTCTGCGAGGCGTAGACCTCGACCCGCGGCCCCGTGGTGCGTTCCTCCTCGGCGGCGGTTCGCAGGTCGTTCAGCGAGTACCGCGGCGAGAGCCGGCCAACGACGCGCTTCCTCGTGTCGGTGTCCAGCCCGCCGAGGATCGTGGTCCGCTCCTTCATCATCTGCTGCATGCGCTGCTCGTTCTGCCGGATCACGTCAACCCGGGTGCCGAGGGAACCGAATCCCATGCCGAACGTCGAGGACTCACCGACGGCCCGCTTCGGCCCAGGCGAGGTAAAGGTGCCGATCGGGATGGTTTCCAGCGGCGACCTCGGATTCCGCATGCCAGGGAAGAACTCCTTGGGCTTCCATTCCTCCGGTGCGGGCTTCGCTGTGGTCGGCTGCTCCATCACCAGCGACTGCCGGAGCAGATCGGCAATGGCCGAGGTCCCGGTCGTTTCCGCCACCGAGGGCACGGACCCTCCCATGAAGTAGAACGGCGAGGCGAGCGGCCCGGCCGCCGAGCTCGTGCTGCCCCCGAAGGAAGGCATCGGCGGGCCTAGCACCCCCTCGACACCCGCGAGGCCGACCTCGCCGAGCGGCCCGGTCGGGCCGGCCGCCTTCCGCCAGGCACGGACCGCGTCCTCGTACGCCTCGCGGAGCTCGTCGTTCTTCTCGGCGGTGATCTTCGCGTGCTCCGAGGCTGCCTGCCCGGCCTCCTCCGCCATCCGCTCGAGCTCCTGCGTGAACGGCCGGACCGGGTTCATCTCCCGGAGATCTGCCGCGATCTGCTCCGAGAGGGTCTCGAGGAGCGCGCCCAACTCCTCTCGGGACTTCCCCTGAATGGACTGGCCAGCGACCTCATTCAGGCGCGGGATCGCCGGCGATACACCGAACAGGCTCCTGAGCAGCGCGTTCGCGTTCTCTCCAGGCTCCAGCCCCGGCAGCTTCTCCTGGATCCGCCCGACGTCTCGCTGCGCGAGAAGGAGGTCCTTCATGCCCTCCGGGACTTCCGGGATCTTCACTCCCGAGAGCTCCGCGAAGAACGCGAGGAACGGGCTGTCTGACAGCGCCGCCTGCATCTTGCCGGCGAGGAAGCCGGCCAAAGTGTCCACCAGCCCCGCCACAGACGAGAGCGCCGTCGCCTTGATCTTGTCCCAGGCGACCGTGGCTCGACCTTCCACCCAGGTCCAGAGCCGCTCGAACGCCAGCCGGAGCGGCTCCACGTCCCCAGATGCGTACGCTCGGAGCACAGCAAGCGCTTCCGTGCTCGCCGCCTTCACCGCGTCCCAGGCCGACGCGATCCCCGACTCCGGTCCCCCGGACACCCATCCCTGCAGCAGATCCCAGGTGGTCTTGAGCACACCGTAGGCGGTGTTCGCCACCTCCGCCACCGTGCCCCACGCCTGGCGGGCGCCCGCTTCAATCTGCCCCCAGTTCTCGATCACGTAACGGAGGCCGTTCTCCACGAACGAGACCACAGAGCTGAGCGCCCGGCCTACCGAGTCCGCGAACGAGTCGAAACCCGGCGACTGCCGGATCTCCCGCAGGTAGTCTGTCAACCCCGTGAGGGCATCCCCGAGCGGCCCCTCAATCCGTTCCACGACCTGGTCGATGAGCCCCGTGAACTGGCTCCAGGTCTTCGAAAGTCGCGCCCCGAGCTGCGACTCGACCACTTCGCTCGCGCGCTGGGCGGATCCCTCGAACTGCTTCATCGCCGCGGTCATCGCCTCGGTCTGCTCCGCCGAGTTCATGAGCAGCGGGATTGCGCCCCGCAGGGAGCGGATGTTTGGGAAGAGATCCGTGAGCTGCTGGTCGTTCAGGTTCTTGGATCGGAGCTGGTCCATGATCCGGGAGAGCGGGAGCAAGTGGTTTTCCGCGTCCCGGAGCTGCACCCCCATCTCCTCGAAGAGGTTCGCGTAGCCGGACTTCGCCGTCGCCGGCGGCGGCTGGACCAGTCCGAGAAGGAGACGGTTCAGGGAAACGAAGGTCTCCTCCGGCGGCAGCACCCGCGAGATGAATGTGATGGCGGTTCCGATCTCGTCCAGGGACTGCCCGGCGAGCCTCGCCGTCCCCACCACCTGCCCGATCCCCTGCGCGATGTCCGAGACGGCGAGGGATGCCTGGTTCTGCATCGTGAAGATCCGGTCCGCTGCCTCCCGAGCCGAGATGCCGAACTGGTCCATCAGGCGCGCGATCGCCTGCATGGACGTCCCGAGGTCCTTCATCCCGCCGCCGACCGCGAGGTCCGTGGCCGCCTGCAAAGCTTCGATCCGCTGGATCGGGTCCCGGATGCCAAAGCTGATCGCCTGGAAGAGACCCCGAGCCCCCTCCGTCCACGAAAGGAACGGCGTTTCCGCCATCACGTCCCGGACCTGCGCGACCATGGAGCGGAAGGCCTCCGGGCCCTCCTCCGCCACCAGGCCGAAGGTGACCGCCATCTCGTCACGGAAGCGGATCGACTGGGTGGCGGCTACCGAGGAGATCCCGGTAAGCCCCAGGGTGACCTTCCCGACCAGGTCGCCCACGAAGCCGGTCACCTTCTCGACGAGCCCCGCGAATGCCTGCGCGACCTTCTCGACCACGTTCTGCGCCACGGTGACCAGACCGTTCAGCACAGCAGCGGCCGTGTTCACCGCCGCCTGGGCGAATCCCGTGGCGAGATCCGCAACCCCGGACGCGACGGAGAGGCCGGCATTCACGAGACCGACCTGCATGTCGATCACTGCCTTGGACGCCGAGCCGACCGCGTTCCCGATCATGGTCCCAACGACCGCAACCGCCGGCCCAAGCCCGGTGACGACACCGGTCAGCGCTCCGAGGATCCCCCCCACCGCGCTCGACCCTGCCTTCTGCAGCTCACCGAAAAGGTTCCCGACCGATCCGACGATCGACTGGGCCGCCGAGATCACTCCCTGCACTGCCGAGTTCGACACGCCAGCGATGGTGGTCAGGGCGTTCCGAGCCCCCTCGATCAGCCCCGAAAAGAGGTTTCCCGACAGCCCCCCTGAAGCGAACTTCCCGAGGCTGGTGCCGATCCCGGAAAGAGCCCCGCCGATGGACTGGCCGAGGCCTTCCTCCAAGGACCGGATCTGCGTCCCCACGGCGTCGAAGCCCCGGCTGGCGGAGTGCGCCACGGCCCCGAGGGCGGCCTGGAGATGGCCGAACCCGACGATCGTGCGCTTCGTCGTCTTCTCGACGCGGTCCATGGCCCGGTCGAGCTGATCGGCCTTGTCCACCGGAATCTGCTGAAGGGTCTGCTGCAGAGCGTCGATCGCCCGGGTCACCCCGGTGAATCCCTCCGAGACCCGGGACGCCAGGTCGTCGAGGGCCTTCATGGCGGACTGAGCGGTCTCGGTGATCTTCGCGAACGGGTCCGAGGAGGCCAGACGATCGAAGGCCCGCTCGAGCTTCTGCAGGACGGGGTCCAGGTCGCCCTGCCCCTCGAAGATGATGCGAAACCTTTCGTCGGCCATCACCTACCTCCGAGCGCCTGGTAGACCATCCTGATCAGCTGGTTCGTGGCCTCGAGTTGCGAGAGCGCGACCCTGGCCGCGGCGGGAGACGGCGGGAGCATGCCCGTCCGGGCGAGGACCCACGCGAGGGCCAGGAATGCCTCAGACTGGTCGTCAAGGCATCCTTCCAGCGGGTACCGTCCGAACGCCATGCACACCTTCACCTCCGCGAGCCCGGCAGCAAGCGCCGGGTCCTCCTCCGCAAGTTCCTGCCAGGCGTCCGACGCGTCCTCGGAGCCGAGTGCCCCGAGGAACCAGCCGGCGCCCTTTATCCGTTTCCCTCGTCGCCCCCCAGGGAGTGGATCCGGGCCGCCATGAGGGACAGCGCCGTGTGGGCCCGGACGAGGGCGATGTCCGGGAATCCCTCGAAGAGGACCTGGCGGCGGACCGCCTCGTCCGCGATGTCCCGGGGCGCCGGGATGGTGTCGCCGTCCCTGTAGGCCCCGACGTCGGAGCGGAAGACCACCCCCGGGCCGACCTCCCGGATGGAGGCACTGAGGTACCTTGCCTCGGCCCGCTCGGTCTGCTCGAGGAGCCTGCGGATGTCCTTCTCGAGCTTCTCCTCCTCGGCGTCGTTCTTCGGCGGGTTGCCGGCGTGGCGCTGCTGGAAAGCCTCGAGCCGGCTCCTGGCGATGTCGAGGTCGTTCTTCGCTGCTCTGGGCGGGGAGGCGACGACGAGGTAGGCGTCCTCGTGCCCGCCTGGGAGCCGAACCTTTGCCAGGTCGTAGGACTGGAGTTCCATCCACCCGGGCACCTCGCCGGAAAGGAACATGCGCTCGGCGCGCTCGGTGAGCTCCTCCCGGAGCGTCTTCTTCGTCTCGGACATGCTCGGCCTCTTCGCTCGGCCTCTGGGTTTCGTGAAGCCCGGGGAGCGGGAAGAGATCCGAGCAGGACACCCGCTCCCCGGGCGAGACCGCTTTCGCGGCTCACCCCGAACTTCGGGAGACAGGGGCGCCCGGGGCGGGCTGCGTGAGCGCGGCGTGGCGAGGACGTCGTCCGGGACCACCGCGGGCACCGATGCAACACGCGCGATCCTGGACGTCCTGGGCGGACTGTCTATCAACCGCAAGAGGAGGTTGGCCCGGCGAGGAGCGTGAGTCCCCACCGGGCCTGGGGAAGGAAGGAACGCCGGCCGGCTATCCCTCCGCGATGTACTCGATCAGGCTCTGCCCGACGTCCGCGAACCCCCGGAAGTTGAGCGTCACCCGGACCCGCTGGCTCCGGGCCCGGCGCTTCGGCACGCCCGAGCAGTAGATCCGCGGGACGTAGAGGGAGAGCGCCTTCCCGTAGACCAGGTCGCCGGAGACGAGGGCCTTCTCCAGGGTCGTGATCGTGATGTGGGTGCCGTCCGCGATCGCCGAGATCTTCCCCCCGCACTTCAGGACGCCGGCGGACGACTCGAAGCGGACCACCTCGTCCACGGAGAACCCGGCGGAGCTGTCAACGAGGACGGAGACCGTCGATCCGGCCGCCGCGCCACCCACGCCCACCGTTGCCGAGTCCCCGCCCTTGTGGCCAAGGACCATCCGGAAAGAGCCCTGCAGCTTGCCCCGCTGCATGTCCCCGTAGGCGGCCCGGTCCCAGAGGGCCGTCACGGAGCCGGAGATCTCCGGCTTCCCCGCGAGGAGCCAGTTGATCGACATGCTCTTGTCGTCGTCGGCCCGGTCCTCCTTGTTCGGACCCCGGTCGAGGTTGTTCGCGAGCTCCAGGTTGAAGCCCTCGATCGCCTCAGGCTCGATCTCGGTGGATCCGCCGTCCAGGGACAGAAGGAACCGGCCCTGCGCGAAGGTGAATGCCTCGATCGTCGGCATGGTCGGCGCCGCCGGCGCGCTCCCGACCTTCGTCTCGTACCGGCCGACCAGGTCGAGGCTCGCGACGACGTCGCCCTTCTGCGCCCCCTCGATCCGCATCCGGTCCGGCTTCAGACCGAAGTGCCGGCGGGTCTCGACGTCCGGGGAGACGTGGGTGCCGGTGTAGCTGTCGAGTTCGTTCGACGTCCGGAGCAGAGCCCAGTCGAGGATCGTCTTCGCCTTCGCGGGGTACAGCGGGATCCGGAGTGTTCCCTGGAGCCGCCGCTCGTCCTGCTCGAGCCAGGTGGCGTTCGCGTCGCCGGTGGTGATGGGCTGCTCGCGGATCGGGTCGTCGAGCTCGACGCCGTACTCGCCGTCCATGAGCGGTATCCCGTGGGCGGTGGCGGTGGCGTCGCGCTCGGCCCACCCGGTGGCCTGCTCCTTCTCGAGGATCAGGTACTCGAGGTCCGTGAGCTGGGAAGTTGGGGTCGGCATGGGCTTTTCCTCCTCGGAGAGTCGTCTCTCGTCTCTCGGGTCACTCCGAACTTCGGCGACTGTTTCCGGCGAACACGGACAGCCCCTACCGGAAGAGGTCCTGGCTCATCCGGAAGGTGATGTCCTGCCGGAAGCTGAAGATCTCCGGCTCGTCCGCGTTCCGGCCCCAGGCTTCGAAGTCGAGCGGGCTCGACGGCCAGTAGTAGTCCAGCTCGGCCACCTTCGTCGGTCCCGCGAACTCGTCGAAGCCGTTCTTCATCCACGGCTTGCTGATTGCCCCGAGGAAGAGCCAGGCGAACTGAGCGATCTCCTCCTGGTCGGCAGTGTAGAGGAACCCCTCGAAGCGGAGGGTCAGGAAGAACTCCCGCGCCGCCGTCGAGTTGTAGACCCCCTCTACCTCCGGCGAGGATGCGAGCCAGATGAGAATCGCGGGGCACTGGTGCGGCTCGGGGACCATGATGCGGGGGTCGTCTCCGGCGAATGCGAAGACCTCGAGGCCTCCGCGCTGGTCGGCCCACTCGAGGAGGCTTTTCGAAGGGTACCCATCCACCCTCTTCGTGAGCTTCACCTTCGCCTGCCGGATCACCTTCACAAACGGCGCGTCCGCGGTGAAGTCGATCCCGTCCGTGAAGTCGGCCATCGCCTACCCTCCCCCCCGCTTGAGCCAGGGCCCAAGGACGTGGAGCCGGAGCTCGCCGGCGACGATCGCCCGGACCTGCTTCCGGGGAACCACTCGCCGGGCCGGGAGGGGGTTACGGCTGCTTCCCGCCTCCCCGCCGGCGTCGTGGATCGCGGCCTTCGGGTCCTCGCTCCCAAACCGCCAGACCTTCCCCTGCATGTAGCTGAAGTTCTTCGCTCCACGGCTTGTCAGGGAGCGCCGGAGGACGTGGCGGGCGTGGAGGATGCGGTGGGCCGGGCCCTCCCGGAAACCGAGCCGGTAGTAGCCCCATCGATTGCTCCGGGCCTCGATCGTCGACCGCGCGAGGCCCACCCAGCTCCCGCGGCCCTCGGTGTCGAACCACTCCTTCACCGCGGCGTGGACCTTCGTCTCCGCCTTCCCGTATCCCTTCTTCATGTCCTTGAAGTTCGCCCGGGTCTGGGTGATGTTGTTCGCGATCCGGGCGTAGTCCGGGAAGGAAACGCGAAACCGCGGTCCGGCGCCGGCGGGTCTGCCCCAGGTGGTCACAGGATCGGGGCCTCCACGTTCGCCTCCCTGAAGAGCGTTTCGAGGTTGTGGCGGGAGGTCAGGCCGTACGCTGTCGTGGACGCGTCCGGCCCGTAGAACCGGACCCCCGGGTTCTCCACCACGATCCCCCGGCGCCTCTTCCCGCTCAGGGCGTACAGCGTGCCGTCAGAGAGCGTCACGTATCCCGAGGCCCGGATCGTCCCCTCGATCCGCTTCGCGAGCTCCCGGAGGTGCTCCGACGTCGTACGCTGCCCCTTCTTTGTCATCTGCCATTCGCGAGTGGCCACCTTGTCGAAGATCCAGGCGGCGCCGTAGAGGTAGGCCAGCGCGGCGAACGCCGGCGGTGGGGAGGACCGGAAGGAGGAGATCACGGTGGCCGCGTTGTAGGCCCCCACCAAACCGATGAGCAGCTGGTCGACCTCCGCGTCCGCCCACTGCTCCGCCTGGCGGAGGTCCTCCGGGGTGGGCACCTTTCCGGAGCCGCCCCGCTCGGTGAGCCGGGCGAGGAAACCGGTGTCCGCCTCGAGCGTGTAGTACGCCACGGCCGCCTCCCCGATAGAGAGAGGGCCGAGCCGGACGAACCGGCCCGGCCCCCGAGTTTCCTTCTGGACCTCCGGGCTATGTGATTCCGGTGGTCCGCACCACGACGAGGCTCGGCACCTTCAGGACCGGGAGACGGGCGTACCGGCCGCGGACCACGAACCCCGGAGGGTCATTGGTCTTCTCGTACCAGCTCGCCCACCCGTTGGTCATGGGGAACGTCGGGATCCCCTGACCCACCTGCTCGCCTCCGCCCATCGCCACGCGCCCCACCTGGAACTCCGTCCAGCTCCGCGACGGCTCGGGGAAGTAGATGACCTTCCCCTCCGTCAGGAACCGCACCGGCGATCCGCTGAAGACGCTGTGGACGGCGTCGTACTTGATCCAGGTGAGGCCGAAGAGATCCGGGAGCTCGCCCTTCACGAAGGCGTCCTGTCCGATGCCCATCCGCGCGAGGTAGTCCTTCGCCACGGTGTTCTTCTTCAGAGAGTTGAAGACCTTGCCGGTGGCCAGGGCGTACCGCGGCTCGAAGCCGTGGTTGCGGATGATCTGGAGGTCTTCCTCGACGTCCGCGGCGACATCCGCGGACGCGTCGGACCAGGCGGACGCGGCCGTCGTCTTGTTCCCCGCGGGGATCCCCGGGGTGATCGTCCTGGCCACGCCGTCGACGGTGGTGGCGATGGAGTCCTGCAGCATCCCGACGAGCATGTACTCGTCGAGCTGGTCGCCGGCGACCATGCGCATCTGCATGATCTCGTCGGCGACGATGGCCTCCGCCTCCTCCACGTTCCCGACCATCTCGGCGGGGAACGACTTGTACTTGAACGTCATCTGCATGCGGGCGCTCTGCGACCCGCGCTTCCCGAGGTCCATCGGCTGCGACTGGCTTTCCTCGGACACGAAGTCCTTGTCGAGCGTGTCGTCCGCCTCGGTGGTCCTCCACTTCGCGTAGATCCCGGAGAGGGCCCGATTGAAGCAGCCGGTGGCCTCCCAAAGAGCCCGCAGCTTGTAGTTCGGGAACTTGAACTTCTGGGCCGCCTCCGTGAGCGTCTCGCGCTTCAGGAAGCCGTATTCGTCGTACATCGAAGCCTCCTTTCTATGCGTCGCCCTTGAAGACCATGCCGTCGCCCCGGAGGGCGGCCAGCGAAGTCGCAGCGTTCGCGAGTGTCACCTGCGAGCCACCCGTGGTCACGTAGCACTTCGTCGCGTCGACGTACGCCGGCCCGAAGAGAAGGGTGCCAATGCGGTCGCCCGCCTGGCCGTCCTCGTCGAGCGTGTCGATCTTCGACAACAGGATGCCCATGGCCCCCTGGCTGCCGTCCGAAGCGCCCTCGTTGCACTGGGTGTACTGGTTCTGGTTGCTGCCCGTGGCGGTGATCTTGCCCATCACGAGACCGGACCGGAGCTTCGTAGTCCGCTCGCCGGAGTTGCCGGAGTCGACCGTGGCGGACTCAATGATGATGCCCTTGGTGAAGGCACCACCTTTCTTGAGGAGCCAGTCGCGGTTCGGGGTGTCCGTGCGCTCGGTGCCCAGGTCGATCGGAGATCCGTACCCCATGGTGTCTGCCTTTCGTCAGGGGTGAGTGGATCCGTAACAGTGTGCGTCTATCGTCCCCCGTAGCCGGCGCCGAGCCGGTCAGGGGCGGGCCGGCGGGGAGCGCCGGCCTCTTCCGCGGCGTCTATCCGGTGCGCGCCCCTCCGACCTCCCCGGTCTCGGGGTTGGCGCCCGCGTGTGACAGGAGACTCCGCACCGCCTGTCCGCGCTTCTTTCCCTCGTCGCTGCCGTCGTCCCGGACCTCGGGCACGACCAGCCGGCCGCCGAACGCTCCCTGGGCCGGGATCGCTTCCGCGAACTCGAGCGCCAGGGCCGCGACGTCGACCTCCTCGTCCTTCAGGACCTCGGCCTTCTTCTCGCCCTCGCCTTCCATGGCGAGGTGGAAGACCTTCCCGCTGTCCGCGGTGAGGAGCTTCTCGAGGGCGGCGTGCTGCTTCCTGGTGATGCTGCCGCGCTCGAGGAGCGCCTTCGCCCGGGACTTCGCCGTCCGCACGGCGGAGATCCGGTTCCCGGTCTTGATCTGCTCCAGCTCGATCCGCATGGCCTTCTCGCGCTCGGTCTCGGGCTGCTCGGCAGGAGGGATCCTCCCGAGGATCGACTCCAGGCAGGCGTCGACCGCCGACTCGTCGGCGTCCTCGCCGAGAGAGAGGCCGAACCGGTCGGCCGCGGGCTTGAGCTTCGTGATCAGATCCTTGATCTTCATCTCGTCGTCCTCCGGGTCAGTCCTCTTGGTGTCGCCCCGAACTTCGAGGCCACCGCCACCGGACGTCGGGCAGACGCGGGCGAGGGCGAGGAGCTCCGCACGCACCGCATCGAGCCCGATCGTGGGTTCGAGGGCCACAAACAGGTCCTTGAAGTCCTCCACGGCACCGTCGATCCGAGCCTTCTTCTCCTCGCCGGTCAGGGTGTCGGAAGAGGTGACGCGCCGGAGGACCTCGTTCAGCGCCGACGTCGCCCGCCAGAGCTGGTCCTCCATCTCCCGGTCGTGGAAGAGAGCCTTCAGGGTGGGGACCGCGATCTCGCCCGCGACCTGCTCGAGCCAGGAGGAATCGATCGAAAGATACATGCCCGCCGCCTTCCTGAGCCCGTCGGTGGGCTCGATCTCGTTCTCCCTCAGGAGCCGGACGAGGTCCTTCGCCACAGCCTTCGTCTCGTCCACGGCGAGGTCGATCCCGCCGCGCGCGCCGGCGACGGTGGCCGCGGCCGCTCGCAGGCCGCCGAGATTGAGCGCTCCGCGCCGAGCGAAGACCTTCCCGCCGCCGGGACCGTCCACCAGGGCGCCGGCCCCTTCGTAGACCGGGAGCTTCCAGGTGGACCGGTCAGAGAGGTCGCCCACGTGGAGGTGGCAGGAGGCGGGGAGCATCGCCTTGTCGGCCTCGCCCCAGAGCTTCTCCGACGCGGCTAGGTCGGCCCTGGAGAGGTGGGCGAACCGAAGGACAGCCTCGTCCCCGTCCGCCACCGAGTAGACCGAGCGGAAGGTGGAGAGGGCCCCGGCAGGGACAGGCTCCTCCTCGACCTGCTGGAAGCCCTCGGTGTCCGACACGACTGGGTGGTTCGTCAGGGCGACGTGGTCGATGACCTCGCCCCATTCCTTGATGCCGCCGGCGCCGTCGGCGGTCTTCAGGTTGAAGTTCACACCGATGGAGGTCCCGCGGATCGTGGTGCCGATGTTCTCGGCGTCGGTCGCCTTCGGCACGTCGAAGAGACCCCAGAGCCCGAAGCGGCCGTCCTCCCGCTGCCGGACCTCGAGGGAGTCGAGGAACCCGGCGTTCTCCTTGTCGTTGAAGAGGTTCCGATGGCCGTAGGGCAGAGTCGGGAGGATCTTCTCCTCCTTCATCTTCGCGAGCCGGTTCACCCAACGGTCCATCCGCGGCTTGTCGATCTCGATGACCTGCCCGGAGTCCGGATGGACGAAGGAGCCCTCGCAGACAACCTCCTTCCAGAAGTGCTCGAGGTCCGCCCGGACGAAGTCGGGCTTCGCGTCCGGGTCGGCGATCGCGTGAATGGGCAGCCTCATGAGGCAACTCCTCGGGTTCGTTCCGAACTTCGGCGCGGAAGCGCTGCGCGGGCGGGCACTCTCACAGCAGAAGGGCTCCTGGTTCGGCGTCCTTCAGGGCCGCGACCACCGTCTCGGCCGGCACAGGGAACCAGAAGGCCCGGCAGCCGTGGTGCATCCCGAACTGGTCGAGCGGGTCCGCGGTGTTGAACTTCTTCTCCCCGATACGCCCCCAGTCGTCGTAGCTTCCGATCCGGCCGTCATAGCCTCGGCAGTTCGCGTCCTCGCCCTGCACAGTGATCGGGGGGTGGATCTGCACGAAGTACCGGAGCCCCGCCTCGCGGGCGAGCTCGAGCCAGACCTTTCGGTAGACGGCCCTGAAGTGGGCCTCGAGGGTGAGGTCTGTGTAGTTCGGGTGGAGGTGCCACTCGAGGAGCTCGTCGAGGATCCCCATGCCCTTCGCCAAACGGCGGTTCGTGAAGAAAGCGTTCCCCACGATCTCCGCGACGTGGCGGTTTCCGCGGATCGTGATGTTCTCCACGTTGCGGTCGAAGCCGTCCTCGTTCGTCTCTTCGATCCGGACGAGTTCCCTCTCCTCCGCGGAGAGATCGTCCTTCGGAAGCGAAGGCAGGCCCCCATCCGGTACCGGCACGCGGGCCTTCTCCGCGAGGGGGCCCGGCTCGATGTCGAGGACGTCCGCCGCCCGGTCGAACTGGTCGCCGGCGAGCTTCCGGGCCCGGTCGAGATACTCGCCAGGGGGGCGGATCTCCCGGAGGTCCGCAAGCAGATCCCGGATCGTCCCCTCGATCTCCCGGGTGGTGCGGGCGACAAGGCCCTTGTTCCCCTGCTGGACGAGGGTAGTGCCGTCAAGAGATGGGAGGATCTCCTTCGCCGCGGCGACGATCTTGTCGTGGTTCTTGGCGATCGTCCGGAGCGGGAGGAGCTTGCCGTCGGCGCCGTAGCCGAGTCCGTTGAAGCGGTTCGTCGGTGGGATCGCGGTCCCATCCACCCGCTGCCTCCGAGCCCGGAGGAGGGCAAGGAGCGCGATGCCCCGGACCCCCTTCTCCGTGCTCTCGATTTCCCGGCGGTAGGGCTCAGACAGGTCCGCGAGCAGGGCCTCTTCCGCCACGAGGAAGCCACTGAACAGGTCCTCCAGCTCGGAGATGTCAATGATCGGCCCCGAGCTTGCGAGACTTGCCCGCCTCGACAGCTGCTTCCGCCCGGTCGCAGCCGCGCCCGCCCCGCCGGTCCGGCCCGTCTCCGGCGCTCCCTTCGCCTCCTTCGTGGTCGCCTGCCCGGGCCGGCCCTTGATCTCGACAGGCCGCGGGCGCCCCCGGACCACCGGCACCCGAAGGCCCGCGAGGAGCTTCTCCGCATCGACCATCGCCGTCGTGAGGTTCTCCACCGCATCCGGAGTGATCCTGCCCTCAGCTGCTGCAAGTTCGGCGTCCGTGATCTTCTCGTAGACCTTGAGGAGCACCTCCCGGCTCTCCCGGGAGATCCCGGTCGTCCGTAGCTGCACCTTCCCGCGGAGGTCGTTCACCCGCATAAGGTCGGAAAGGAGGTGGTCGTTCACCTCGTCCACGAACGCGTCGAGGTCCTCGTTCAGGCCCTGCAGGTGGACGTCCAGGTGCGTTTCGGACATGCCGTAGGAACCCGTCGACTGGTCCTGCGTGGCGACGCGCTCCGGCACGCACAGGGCGCGAAGCTTCTTCACATCCACCTCCGCCTGACGCCCCTGAAACTCGTCCTTCCTCGAGTCGATCTGCATGTACTCGAGGTCCCACTTCCGGAGTTTCGAGACCGGGTCGATCGTGCCGTCGAGGGCGATCACCGAGCTGGACTTGATCACGTCCGGGAGGATGGCTCCGAAGTAGGCTACAGGGTCCTCGACTGGGTTGCCGTTCCCATCGAACACGTCCTCGTCTGTTGGGATCCACGCCTTCACCTGGGGAGCACCGCTCATCTCGATGTAGCGGCTCCACGCGAATCGGAGGACCTGTCCGTCGTACCACGGCTCATAGGCGGAGTGGATCCGCGGCCGGCCGTAGAGGTCCCCGAACTCCGACTCGTTCGAAAAGACGAAGACCTGTTCAGGCCCGAGGAGGACTTCGCCTCCGTCCTGGGCGACCGCGAGGCCCGCGAAGCTGAAGGTCCCGGGCCGCCGCAGAACCGTCACCCGGTCCGGGCTGATCGCGTTCGCGGAGTGGATCAGGAAGACGTCCGAGAAGACCTGCTCGCTCTCCTTCCCCTCCGATCCCGGGACCGAGACCTTCACGTCGTCCACCCGGCAGGATAGTTCGTGGGCTGCGAAGCCGAAGTCGTAGGCAAGGGTGCTCGTGCGGAGGAGACGCCGGATCAGCCGATTCACGACGATCTCGGTGAGGAGGGCCTCCTCCGCCGGGTCGTCCGATTCGATCCAGAAGCTCGCGGTGGCGAGCGGCGCCTTCAAGAACCGGAGCCCGATCCGGATCTGCGGGTCGAGCCGCATCCGGAAGAGGATGTCCATCGGGAGCTGGCCGCTCCGTGACTGCCGGGCGAGGCCTGCCACGTCGCTCCAGATCCCCGAGGTGAGGCTTCCTCCGAAACCCGCCGGAGCAATCCGTCTCCTCATGTCGGGGCGCTTGCGGGCGAGGTCGGCGGCCTGGCGGGCGAGAGGGCCGATGAAACCGGAGCTGACGGGAGCGTGGTCCACGCTCCGAACTTCGGCACTACAGCAGGCCCTCCGCCTTCAGCGCGGCGCGCATGCTCGTTGGTATGGGGACGTACTTGTGATCCCGGGTCGGGGGCTTCTCCCACCATCCACGCAGCCGGAGCAGGGCCTCCTTCGCCGGGATGGGCTGGCCCTGGATGCCCTTGATCTTGTCGACCAGGGCCACAGAGGGACAGCCGTCGACGGGTGTCCCGTCGGGGAGGTAGACCCTGAGAAGGACGTCGCCGTTGTTGATGCGCTCCCACAGGATGAGTTCCCGGCGCTGCTGGTTCGGGTCCGGCTTCGGTGGAGTCATCCGCGGCACGCGGACCCGGCGCTTCTCATCCCGGGCGTGCTTCCGGACGGCCTCGGCGGGCGAGATCTCGCCGGCGCGCACGGCCTCCCGGATGGGGTTCGGGAGCTTGAGCGTTTCGAGCCGCCGGCGCGCCGTACGTTCAGGAACGCCAAGCTCTTGCGCTAAAACGGCCACAGTGGCCGTTTTCACTTCCTGGCGCCCCTGGGATCCGAGCCGCACGCCCCGCGACTTCGCCACTTCGGCGAACGCCTCCGCCCACGACACGGCGTCCAGGTTCCGGCGGAGGAGGTTCATCTTCAGCGCGTGCTCGCGCTTCTCCTCCTCCGTCCCGAAGACGCGGACGACCCGCGGGCACTCGATGCCGAGCTCCGCCGCGATCCGCAGGCGGTTGTGGCCATCGAGCACCTCACCCGCCTCGTCCACTTCCACCGGGATCAGGACGCCACGCTTCCGGATGTCCTCCCGGAGCGCGGAGTACTCCTCGTCCCGGAGGTCCGCGAAGAACTGGTACTTCCCTCGCTCAGGCATGTTCCCTCCTTACTGAGGCATCCGGTTCCCCGGTGACCCCACGATCCTCGCCTTCCCCTTCCGCTTCGGCGGAGCGACCGGCCCCACCGGCTTCGTCCCGGGCGCCGCGGGCGGGGCGACGGTCCCTCCGTAGGTCACCCGTCCGCCGCCGGAAATCGTCCCTCGGCTCCCCCCGCCGAACCGCTCGTACAGTTCTCGCGCGACGCGGGAGTAGTTGACCGCGTGGCGGTAGTCCTCCGGCGGGTTCTTCTTCCACACCGCCACCGCCCGGCCCCGGCGCTCCTCGATTACCCGGACCGGCCTCCCCATCTGCTCGACGAACGCCCCGCCGTCGATCGTCCTGAAGTCCGCCGGCAGCAGGACCCGGGGCACATCAGCGGTGAAGTCCTCCCCTGAGGTGTCGAGACTCATCGTCCGGTCCGGCTTCACGATGTGCTCGACGTGGTCGATCGCCATCTCCCCGAGCTGGTCCTCCGCATACCGGCACCGCCAGGCCTTGATCGTCGGCCGCTGGCGGCGAAGGAACTCGCACCAGGCGGAGATCATGTTCGTCTCCGGATCAGCGTCGAAGACGAGCTGCCGGACGCCGTACCTCCTGCAGATCGCGATGACCTCCTCGAGCCTGACCGGAATCTGCCCCAGGAACACTGTCCGGGCCGGGAACTCGCTCTCGTCGGTCACGTGGACGTGAAGCTGCCCCTTCCCCACGTCGAGGCCAGCGACGCAAGGCCCGTCGCACGAGGCCGGCATCAGGTAGTCCCCAGCCGCCCGGGCGAGAATCGGCTCCGTGAGTCTCGACCCGGCCTCGGTGTGGGGCATTCCTGGCCACCGGTTCCACCACAGCTCACGCCGGCGGCTGTTCCCGCGGGAGATCTGCCAGTCCTCCCACGCAGCCCGCAGCTGGACCCGCCCGTCGATGAGCTTCGGGATGTGGTACCCGACGGCCATGGCACCGGGGTCAGTGGGGATCCACTCCCCAAGCAGATCCCTGTCCAGGACAGCGCCGCAGAGTGGGCAGTAGGCCCGGATGTCGCGTTCGAGCTCCGGGCTCCAGTCTCGGTCGAAAAGCTCAAAGTCCGTGTCGCGCTGCTCCGCGACGCAGCCGAGCCAGGAGAACTCGGAGGACTCCCCACAATCCGGGCAAGGACGGCAGTACCGGTGGCGGGTCGAGTTCGCGAAGCGGAGCGCGATCCCGAAGCCTTCGTAGGTCGGCGAGGAAAGGTTTACCAGGGAGCCCCTCGAAATCCCCTCCGCCTGGAGCCGGTCCACTGCCATAGCCACGTTGTCCTGGTCGCACCGGTCCAGCTCGTCGTTCACGACCTGGTCCGCCGAGTACTCGATGAACTGCCCCTCAGTGTTGCTCCCCGCGAAGACGATCACTCCTCGGCCGAAGTCCTTGTTCGCCAGATTGTCGGCGCCTCCCCTCCCCGTGTGGGTCATCTGCCGGTAGTGCGGGACCCGCCGGAGGGGCTTGTCGATCCGGTCCTGGACGAACCGGTTCCGCGTATTGAAGGTGTCGAGGATGTAGAGGATCCGCCAGCCCATCTCCCCTGCCAGACCGAGGATCATGCAGATCATCATCTCGGACACCCCCACCTGGGGGCTCTTCATGAAGTTGATCTCCCGGTGCGCAAGGAACTCTGGCGTGAGGATCCTGTAGGGCTCCTCGAGGTAGTGGCGCCCCACGAATGACATGGGCTCGTTCCGCGGAGTCAGGTGGTACTCCGTCGCGTACTGCCATGCCGGCGACCAGGTCGGAGGCCGCCCCGGCTCTCCGGCCCGCTCGCGCCAGGTCTCAGACCAGAGTTTCGCCCAGCTCACGCGTCACCCTCTCCTCGATGCGCTGCCGTGTCGCGGAATCGGTCACCTCGGCGAGAACGGCCTGCACCACGATGCTGTAGATCACCTTCACCCGCTCCTCGACCCGGACGTCGATCTGCACCTTGTCCGCGGCTTTCGGAAGTAGACCGAGAGACTGAAGGGTGTCGACGTACTCCTTCACCGCCCGCCAGCACTTCCAAAGACTGCTCGCGGCCGCCGCGTACTCCTTGTCCCGCTCCGCCTTCGCCGCAACCCGCCGTGCCTGAGCCTGGACGTGATCGACGGTGCGAGAGATCCAGCCGAGGATGGCTGTGACGTCGTACCCGGAGTCCTCCAGCTCCTTCCCGATCTCGTGGAGGTCTTTGAGGAGCGTTCGGCGGGAAACACCGAGGAACTCCGCCATCCGTTCCCGCTGCATTCCCCGCGATTCCAGCCAGAGGACGCACTGGCGCCGCTGCTCAGCATCCAGGTCCTTCGGATCCATGCGGCCGGTGCGGATCTGCTCGGCGAAGGTCTTCCCTGGTATCGCGAGCTTCGGGGCCGCGCCACTCCGAGGTGCCGGCTGGTGCTCCGGCCGGATCGACTCCTGGTCACCCTCCGCCTGCTGCAGGAGAAAGCGGGCCGCCGCGACGTTCCCTGCCTGCGCTGCCTTTGTCCGTTGCGCGAGGTTCGCCACCCGGAGGTCGACCCGGGCCTTCCGAACGGACACCAGAAGCAGTCCGAACGGGCTCTGTGGCTCCGCAGTGCCGGCGTCCACCCAGGCCCGGAGGTCGTCGGGGGAAAGCCCCGCGAAGGCGGCAGCGTCCTCGAGGAAGGCGCCGGCACGGAGCGCACGAAGCAGCTCCGCGGCTTGGTCGGGGTTCCAGTCCGGAACTGATGCGGTAGGTTTGCTCATGCCACGGGGGTAAGAGCCTTCCAGTCGCAGCCGGGGCCGTGGACGAACTCCGCCCACCGCTGTCGGATCACGTCGCAGTAGGGGGTGTCGATCTCCATCAGGTAGGCGATGCGGCCGATCTTCTCCGCGCCGATGAGGGTAGATCCGCTCCCGCCGAACAGGTCGAGGACGTTCTCCCCCGGGAGCGAGGAGTACTCCATCGCCCGTGTCGCCAGCTCCACCGGCTTCTCGGTCAGGTGGACCATGGACTGCGGGTTCACCTTCTTCAGATGCCAGAGGTCCGTGGCGTTGGGAGGGCCGAAGTACCTGTGGGCGGCGCCTTCCTTCCACCCGTAAAAGTAGAGCTCGAAACAGCCCATCATGTCTTTCCTCGTGAGGACGGGGTGTTGCTTGTCCCACACGATCGCCTGGCTGAAGTAGAGGCCGGAGGCCTTCAGGGGGGCGGGGTAGTTCCCGAGGTTCGCATAGCCCCCCCAGATGTAGAAGCCGCGCCCCGGTTCGAGGACCCGTGCCATGTTGCCGAACCAGGCGGTCAGCATGGCGTCGAAGGCCTCCCCCGAAATGAAGTCGTTCTCGAGGGGCCGGTCCTTCGCTCGCATCTTCCCCGTCGGCTTCGCCTTCTCGGGGTGCCGCGTGACGTCGAGCTTCTGGTGGTGGGTCGTACCGGAGAAGGAGGAAAGCCCGGCGGCGATCGCGTTGTTCGACCGCGGTTCGACCTTCACGTTGTACGGAGGGTCGCTGTTCACGAGGTGGATCCGCATTCCCCCGAGGAGCCGGTCCACGTCCTCAGGGCTCCCTGAGTCGCCGCAGAGAAGCCTGTGCTTCCCTAGCTGGTAGATCTCCCCGCGGAGGGAGGTAGCCTCGTCCGGGGGCTCCGGGACCTGGTCCGGATCCGTCAGCCCCTCGGTCCCCGCCAGGGTGTCGCGGAGCAGCGAGCTTGCCAGCTCGTGGAGGAGCAGCTCATCGAACAGATCCGGCTCGTGGGCGTGTATCTCCGCCAGGAGCGCGTCGAGCTCGTCAGTGAAGGTCCCGGCGATCGCCGGCGAGTTGAGGGCCACGTTCAGGGCCTTCTCCTCGCTCTCGGGCAGGTCCACGATCACGACGTTGGTCTGATCGACTCCGTCCGCGAGAAGCACCTTCAGCCGCTGGTGCCCCCCCACCACGCGCCCCGTCCGGCGGTTCCAGACGACGGGCTGGACCAGCCCGAATCGGCCCATCGAGGCACGGAGACCGGCCAGCGCCTCCTCCGTGATCGTGCGGGGGTTGTAGTCCGAGGGCGTCAGGTTCGCGACCTTCATGCGCCGATGTTCGACCTTGGGCACCATCTCAGTTCCTCCTCTCGACCATCCCGATCCGCTCCACCGTCGTCGGTCGGGCGGGACTCGCCCACCGCCTCGAGTGGAAGAGCCACCGCTCCTCCTGCTCCCGGACCCGGAGCAGGTGCTTCCAGTAGACATCCACCCACCGACGCCCGGCCCCCTCGATGGCGAAGTCGCTCCGCACCCGGGATGCGAGGGACGAGGACATGGCCTTCCGACGCTCTCCGTCCAGGATGAGGGCCCGGAGCGCGGCCGCCCAGTCCGCCGGCGTCCGGCAGAGGAGTGCGTCCGTGCCGTCCCGGAGGATCGAGTAGGGGCCGTAGTCGCTCGCAACGACAGCGGCGCCGGCGAGGGAGTACTCGAAGGCCTTCACCGGAGATTTCGACAGGTTGAAGATGTGCGGCCAGAGAGGCGCGATACCGATGTCCAGGTCGAGGGCGCGTAGCAGCCCCGGGTAGTCCTCGAATCGGGTCCATGGGTGGACGTCCGTCTCGTTCTGGGTCAGTGCCTCGCACCAGGGCCAGACCGATTTGTGGTCCCCGATGAACCGCCAGAGCAGCTGCCCGGCAAACTCCCGGTCGATGGCCTGGAGTTCCGGGAGGATCATCCGCATGTCGCGCTCGTGCGTGGCGGACCCGGCCCACCCGATTACCACCTCCTTCCCCATCCGTCCGAACCTGCGGACGGAGGAGATCTTGTCCCACCTATCGAGCTTCACCCGGTTCGGCAAGACCTCCACGTGCTGGCACCATCGGCGGACCTCCTCCGCGAGTGCCTCCGTGGAGACGGTGACCAGGTCGGCCTCCTGCATGCAGAGGGTCAGGTACTCCATTCGGTCGGACTGCATAAAGACCGGGTAGACGGGAGAAAGGCACTCCGGGCCGAGGGCCCAGATCGCGTCGTCCAGGTCGTAGACCACGAGGAGGCCCCGGCGCTTCAGTCTGACCATTCGGTCGAGGGTCTGAGGGTCGTAGACCCGCTGGAAGACCACGACGTCGCAGCTCGCGACTTGAGCCTCCGAGACTCCCGGGAGGCAGGTTGCCAGGCGCTTGCTCCGGGGGGCCTCCAACGCCTGGTTCGGGTCCTCGCAGCGCGCGAGGAACGCGGGATCGATCTCGCAGGCGGGGTCGATCATGCGATACCACCCGCATCCGCCGTCGTCTGACGGGCACCAGGCGATCCAGAGTTCCTCTGGATCCTGCGCCTCCGTCTCCGGACGGCGGACAGACTCCGTTGTCTCGGGCCGCTCCTGGCCCCGAGCCCTCCGCATCCGCTGCTTCTCACGCTTCTTGACCATCGTCATCCTCCTCCTCCTCGTCCCCGTCGTCCTCGATGATCTGCGCCACGATCGACTCCTGGCGGTCGAGGATGAGCTTCCACAGGACGACCATCCCCGAGTCGACATCCCACCGGGCTCCGCACGTGTCGCACTCCACAGTGGTCCGCGGCCCCCGCGAGACAGGATGGATCGTCACGCTCTCGTCGTGCCGGCACGATTCGCGGGCATCGGACACCGTCACGCCTCCTTCCTTCCTCTCAGCCCCCAGCTGGGTATCTCGACCTGCGGTATCCCGGCACCGACGTTGTTGGCCACCAGGTCGAACTCAAGGCTCTCGACCGCGACAACCACCTGCTGTCGGCTCACATCGAAACCGCACCCGACGATAACCGCGTCCTCGGGCAACCGCTCCGAGATGAGGGTCATTTCCGGGATCCTTCCGTCCTTCATCCAGGCGACAAGCACGCACGGATCGAAGTGGAGCATCCGGACCCGACCGTGCCTTGCACCCATCTCTTTCACGTTCCATCCATGAAGCGCTCGACGTCCGCCGCAGTCACCCGCCCCCGGACGCCCGTTCCATCCACGAGCGAAAGGTCAACCCGGTGCTCGGCCGCTAGATCGATGGCACGCTGCGTCGCGTCGATGCCCTCCGCCGGGTCGCTGGCGTCGGCCCATTCCTCCTCGAGGTCCTCCTCGCAGTCCTCCTCGAGGTCCTCCTCGCGGGCGCCATCCGGTGGCGTAGAGACCAGCGGGAACTTGTCGCCGGCGAACTCGGAGATCCCCACTTGAGGCGCCTTCTGGACCTCGGTCTGCTCAGGAGGAGCCTCCTCACGGAACGCGGCCATCGCCACCTTCCCGACGGACTGGATCGAGTCGTGGATCCACCCGAGCGGCACCCTGCGGAACTCGTCCCGTAAAAACGGGGCCATGATCAGGTTCGCGAGGTCGTGCGCCTGCCGCTCGATCCACGCCGCCCGCATTCCGTCTGGTAGATCCGGCCCGGGAGAGAACGCCGACAGGTAGCCGATGAGTGCGGCCTCCGCGGCATACTCCGGGCTCTGCCGGTAGGCCTGGAAGTGGAACTTCTCCGCGCGCGATTGCGCCTCTTGCGTCTGCCGCGAGACGAACGCGAGTGCTTCAGTCCTGGTCACCGTATCACCTCCTCCTCCGCCCCCTCGAAGGCCTCGAATCCCGGGGGGAGGGCGATCCCCCGGTCGGAAAGGAAGTCCCGGATCACGGCGTACGGCACGTCGTGGACGGCGCTCATCAGCCCCCGCCCGACATCGATCTCCGCTTGACTGGGGGTACGGGGGGCCGGCCACCGACCGACGAGCAGAGTCATGGGCAGGCCCGGGTTCGTCATCAGCGTCCGCTCTGCGCCGGCGCGGCCGACCTCGAGATGGGCGACACACCCCGCGGATAGATCGAGGCGGACCCGCTCCAGGTACCGCTGCGCGGCCCCCTGGCCAACGCGAGGCCGCCCCGGGAGAGCGGCGGCACCGCCCGGCCGGCCGTCAAAGACCGGAACGATCGTCGGCAACCGGGCGTTGCCGATGTCCGCCAGCATGACCAGAGTTGCCACCGACCACGGATCTGCCTCGAGGACGAAGCCAGGGAGTTCCGGGCAGGTCTGCAAGAGTGACGCGAGCCAAAGAAGCCGGTCGTCGAGGCCGTCCGGGTATTCGGACAGATCGGTTCGGATCTGGACCCGCCGAGGGATCGGCTTCGCCGCCGCCCGGGAGGCGTCCTGCATCTCCGAGATCTCATCGTCCGTGAATCGCTGGCGAAACGACGTCCGGTGGTGGTGCGGGATGACGAGGTCCTGCGCGAGAGCGAGCCGCCAGCCAGCCTCGTGGAGCCGCGAGCAGTAATCGTCGTCATCCGCGAAGCCGATCCCGTAGTCCTCATCGAGGAGGCCGATCTGGTCCACCGCTCGCCGGCGGATGAGCACGCAGAAGAAGGCGAGCATCGCATCTGGCCCGAGTACCACCCAGCCGCCTCGCCCGGCCCACTGCCCCTGCCAGGAGTGCGGAGTCGTCGTGAGTGGCCCCACCGCGGCCACCATGGGGATTGCAAGCGGGGCCGTGAGCTTTGCGATCCAACCTGGGGCCGCCTCGGTGTCGTTGTTCATGATCACCAGGAGCGGCGCGTCCGACGCGCAGATCCCGCGGTTCGTCGCCTTCACGAAGCCGAGGTTAGTCTGGTTGCGGATGAGCAGGTGCGGATGGTTCTGCAGTTCCGCGTCCACCGCGGCGAAGGCCTCCGGCTCGCTTCCGTTGTCGACGAGGACGATCCGGTAGGCCTCCGGGGTGTGCTCCCGGATCGAGCGGAGGCAGGCCACGGTGAGCTCGGGCTGGTTCCAGACCGGGATGATGATGTCGATTTCGGGGGTCATTCGTGGAGCCTCATGGTGTCGATGGCGAGGACGGGTCGGCCCGAGAGGCGCGCGATCTCCACGGCCTGGCTCTCGTGGGACTCGACGAAGAGCTGGCAGCCCGGGGCCTCCCGGTACCGGGCCGCCTTGAACGCCGCCGGCGTCGACCGAGCGCGCCTCTCCGCGGCCGTCGCGTACGGCTGCATGAGGAGCTCGTGCTCGACCATGATCGAGTACCGCCTCAGCCACGCCAGGGTCTGCGGACGCCACCGCGCGATCCGGTTCGTGCAGATCCAGCCGACCCCCCACGTGGCGATGTGCTTCGGTCGGGCGTCGGTGATCGCGGCCTCGTACGCCGGGCCGTCGTCGTCGAAGATCGGCGGGTCGAAGGCGAAGACCCCGTCCAGGTCGAACATGAACCGCGGGCTCTGCTCGCAGTGGAAGAGGTTCCACTCGAACACCCGGGGCCCGGGGAGCTGCCTCGCGTAGGCGTCGACGTGCTGCTCGCTTCCGGGCGTGACGTAGACGCAGGCGGCCAGGTGGGCGCGGTCCCCCATGGCGGCCCGGGCCTTCCGCAGGCTCCCGCCGTGGTTCACCGTGTCGTCGATCAGGAGCGGGAGCCCACACGCCGGCCGCGCCCTGGTGGTCACCCTGCGGCCCGCAACGAGCTCGCCGCCTGGGATCCCCACCGGGACGTGGAGGGCCGTCGCGAGAATCGTCGCCGGCGCCAGCCCGGAGCGGGGCACGCCGTAGACCGCGGAGACATCGCGCTCCAGGCAGAAGGGGATCAGCTCGAGGACGTCGCGGGCGAGGTCGGCGAAGGATGCGAAGTTCATGCGGGCTTCCTCCCGCGGATCCCGATGTTGATCGCGCCGTGCTTCTCCCGCCCGCGGGGCTCCCACGCCCGGTCGATCCCCGCGAGGCCAGCGCCGGAGAGCAGTTCCACCAGGTAGGGCCAGTCGAAGACCGCCCGGTGCCAGTTGTCCCCGCCGAGGTCCTCGTCGACGGAGTAGAGGCGGGACGCGAGCCAGCGGATCGGGTGGAGATGGGGGTTCTTCCCCCGGGCCTGCCACCCGTCACCGGCGTCGCGAGCCTGGTAGCAGCGGACGAGGTACCCGAAGTCTACGGTGTGGATCTCGAGGAGGCCGCCCGGCTCGAGGACACGCACCGCCTCGGTGATCGCCGCCTGAGTGAGCCACCACGGAACGTGCTCGATCACGTGGGAGGAGTAGACCTCGGCGAAGGTGCCGTCCGGGTACGGCAGCCGGTCGGTCCCCCACCGGACGCCGGCGGGGAGCTGCTCGAAGCCCGGTACCGGAGCGGGGTGGCCGCCGATCTCGAGGCGCCTGGGAAGGAGGGGCTCGACGGTGATCACGCAGCACCTCCCGCGTTGTGGACGGTCTGGAGGACCTGCAGGGCCACGGGGTCGGCGGTCGCACGGAGATCGAAGAGGAAATCCTCCCAGTCGACCTGGTCGACCGGGGTCCGGAGCCAGGTTGCCTCGGGGAGCATCCCATGCAGCGCGCCCTCGACGAAGTCGACGAACCGCGCCGCGGCGTCGGGCGAGGGGACTTCGGTCCGGTTGAACGCGAGCCTGGACCACCCGGGGAGTGACGGCCGCTGCGCGATGCTGCGGACCACTGCCGCCCGGTCGCGCGTTAGGACGAACCACTTCGCCCTCGGATAGCGATAGAGCAGGTCCGGTATGATCCACACCAGGTGGGGACCGATTTCGATGTGGTTGTCAGGGTAGACCGGGTCGAGGAGCTGCTCCCCACGGAGGCTCTCGTGGGCCGCGGTGAACCCGTGAACGTGCTCGCAAGCCTTCGCGAAGGTGAGACTGCCCATCCTGCCCGTGCCCGTCACGAACACCCTCACTCGCCACCCCCCTGCGCGGCGAGGGCGTCCCAGTGCTCCGACGGCCGCCCGAGCTCGCGCATCTTCCGGGCGTGGTAGCTCGGGTAGCGCCGGGCCTGGGCGTCCGTCCCGTCCATGTGCTCGACGACCAGGTCCTCGACGTAACCGGTCCGCCAGCCGTGGGCGCGCGCCCACGCGCAGAGCGCGGAGTCCCAGCCCTGCGCCTTTGGCAGGCCCGTCGGCCACGGGTACTCCCGGTAGAGATCCGCCGGCGCCGCGAGGCAGAGACCGCCGACCATGCCCGTCTCGCCGATGCGGAACGGGTACCCCTGGTCGAACTGGTGGGCGTCGTGGCCGTCGGCCTCGAGGAGGGACTCCCGGACGCGGCGCGGCTGGTGGACGATCCCCTCGACCCGGGGCGAGAGGATCCACTTCTCTCCGATCCGGTCGAAGGCGCGGAACAGGCCGGCGAGGACGGAGAGGGCGCCGTGCGTGACCAGCGCTCCGTCGTTGTCGAGCTTGACCATTGCCTCGTCTCCCGCGGCGAGGGCAGCGCGCACACCCCTCGCCCATGCCACGCCGATCCCCCTGTTCTCCGGGAGGATCCGCACGAGCGTGAACCCGCCGCGGTTCTCCTCGAGCCAGTCGGCCGTCCCATCCTCGCTCCCGTTGTCGATCACGTAGTGTGAGAACGGGACCCTGGCGTTCTGCCGGAGCGCCGCGAAGCACCGCTTCGTGTACTCGAGACGGTCCCGGGTGATGGTGACGACTGCGATCCTCATGGCAACCCGTGCTTCCTGGCGACGATCGCGCGGGCCTGTTCCCACGTGACCGGGCCGCCGAAAGAGATGCCCGTGCGCTTCTGCGTCCGGAAGATCCGCCACCCGCAGGAGATCCCGGTCCGGCCCTGCTCGAGCATCGTGAGCCACAGGTCCCAGTCCTGGAGCCGCGGGAGGTCCTCGTCGAAGCCCGGGAAGGCCTCCCGGCGGACGAGGCTCATCGTCGAGACGAAGTTGTTCCGGCGCAGCGCCGCCGCGTCGAAGGGGCGGTCGCAGTAGACCGCGCCGTCCATCTCGTAGGAGCCGTAGGCGTAGGCCGCCTCAGGAGCGGCCAGAAGCGCCGCGCACAGCGCCTCGACCGCGTCCGGCTCCCACTCGACGTCCGCGTCCGAGAAGAGCACGAACGGAGTCCGGACCTTCTCGAAACCGCGGTTCCTCGCCCACGGTGCCCCCCTCCCGTCCGGATCGTCGACGACGACGATTTCACGCGGGCCGCGGAGGGTCCGGAGCGCCGGGTAGGGCGTGTCCCCCGGGCCGACCGGGATCACCGCCGTGACCTCGTGGAGGTGGTCACCGGACAAGGGGCACCGCTCCTTCCTCCTGCTCGACGTAGGCCTCGCCGAGCAGGCGCTGAAAGAGAACCTCGAGGGCGCCCTGGAAACGCGGAGCAAGTAGATCGAGACCGCCCCACGGCGTGATGCCGCACGTCTCCGGGGTCGTCCCCTCGTGCACCATCACCGCCGGCACGCGAAGGTGCGCGGCCAGGAGCGGGAGCAGTCCGGAGCATCCGACCACGAGCCGGGCCCGGGCCACCGTCGCCGCTACCGTCGCGAGCGGCCTGTTCACCCACTCCTCGTAGCCGTAGCGCTCGAGGAGCTCGGCCGGAAGACCTGGGTCGGATCCCTGCCGGACGACGATCGTTCCTCGCGGGAGGCGGGCGTAGAGCAGGTCCACCGGCACGAGCTCAGGGGCTGCGCAGGTCGGCTGGTAGACCACCCGTCCGACCGGGGCTACTGGGTCGAGGGCGGCAACCCCCGCCGCAGAGAGGAAGACCGGCTCCGACACGGGCTCGACTCCCGCCAGGTGGCCGATCCACCTGGTGAGATGGACGTCGCGCGGAGGTGCCTTACGGATCGAGGCGTTCAGCGCGCCGTGGAAGCCGGGGTATGCCTTGATCCACTCCGCCGGCGGCGCGTCCCACCCGACCCGGACACCGACGTCCTCGACGACCACTGGCTCAAGGTGCTCGGCCAGGTCCGGCCGTCCGGCGCGGATGACCTCGAGGATCGGCACCGTCCCACTGCGGACCATCCACGCGGCCTGACTGCGGCGCCACTCAGCGTCTGCCCGGTCCTTCGCCGCGAGGAGCGTCGGGAGGGCGAAGAGCGCGTCCCCCATCCCGCCGGAGAGGACCATCAGGAACCGCTTCGCCGCGGGCAGAGTGAAGGCAGGCTCCTTCGCCGCGACATCTCCGTGCAGGCAACAAACCTTCCACTTCCGGCCCGATCCGCAGGGGCAGGGGTCGTTTCGCCCGGGGTCAACCATGCGCGACCTCCTACTCTGCCGAGGCCAGCCCGAGGAGCCACTCCCCAGCCCCCGTTTCCCGGAGGTCCTGGAGCGCGCGCCGATGGACGTCTTGGACGTAGGATGGAGTGAGTCCCAAGCCCGAGGCGATGTCGTCCAGGGGCCATCCCAGGAGGTAGTGCGCGGCGATGACGGACCAGGGCCTCTCCTGGAGATCAGCCCTCAGCCGATCGGCGACATGCGCCCGGTCCACACGGTCAAAGGGGGGCGGCGCGGCGGCCATCTCCGCCTCCACGACCTGCACGAGGGCGCGGTCGGTCTTTCCTTGCACAGCCTCCTCGAGTGACGCCGGCGCCGCGAGAGAGGCCGCCGACCTGGTCGCGGCCAGGCGAGCGCTTGTCGTGGGGCTCGGGTGTGCCTCGAACTCCTGCTCGGCGGCCTGCAGCCGACGCTCCGCCGACACGCGCCCGCCGAGCCAGTCGATCGCCGCCCACCTGAGCCGCCGGTCGAGGAAGGTCTCCGGCCGGACGCCGCGGGTCGGGTCGTAGCGGTCGATCGTCCGGACGTAGGTCTCGTAGAGGTCGGACACGATCTCGTCGGCATCGATGCGCTCGGGCAGACGGAGGCGGCGGATGACGTTTCGCACTACCCTGCCGACGACGAAGTGGTATCGCCCGACCAGCTCCTGGCGCGCCGTCGGGTCCCGGTCCCGGCGCGCCCAGAGTTCGGCCTCGTCCGCCGCCTTGAGAGCGACCGCCGTGAGGAGCAGGGCGCATCCAGTAGCCGCGATCCGTGATCTGGTCAGCACTCCCACCTCGCTCCTGGAATCGGAAAAGCCCCCCACCCGCACCAGGTGCTGCGAAAACTACGCGGGGAACATCTCCCGCGGAGCTCACGCCTCCGGTGAGAGTGGGGGGCTTTCCCTTGGTCCGACTGGGCTATCCCTTTTACGAGCTGTCAGCCTGAGAGGCTAAGGCCCACCCGTTGTGCCGTCAAGGTGTTTTGCCCCACCATGCGGGGGAGGCTTTCGGCCCACGTGTCCGATCAGGTCCCAGCGCCCCCCGAAGAAGTCCCGCATGCGACCACGCCTCCCGCAGCCGCGGCAGATCACGAAGGTGCCGTCGGCCGCGGGGTGTTCGTCGGCGCCGAGGAACCTCCCGCAGGCGCAGCGGACAGTGCGGAGATCTCGGGCGCCGGGACTCAGAGCGGGCCTCCTTCCTGGTGGCATCGTGCTACGCGAATTGAGGCGGGAACTCCCCGCCGTTGATGATCCGCTCCAGCCGCTCGACGAGCCGGAGCTTCCGGTCGCGGGACATGCCAGAGAGGAGCCGCTCGAACCGCGCGATCTTCGCGGTCAGCTCGAGGTCGTCTGCCTCGAAGAGCATGGCCTCTATCCGGGTACCGCACTCCCGCACCACGGCGGCGATCCGCCGATGGACGAGGGCGAGCTGCTCTCCCTCCGGGGCCGTGCCCTGGAACAGCCGCTCCAGGGCACGGAGCCCCGCCTGCAGGTCCTGGACTGCGTCTTCGAACGCCCTCGACATAGCTTTCCTCCTCGCGGGGGTCTCCCCCGTGGCAAGATCGAGGACAGCCTGGAAGGCAACCGCGAAGGTGCCTCAACCACCCGACGGTCCTCTGGGTCAGGGGCGGGCGGGTGTTTTCACCACCCGTACCGCCCCGCTTCTTGATCACCGATCGATCCACTCCGCCTCCTTCGCATCCCACGAGATCACCCGCAGCGGCGCGAGCGGGTGCCAGGCGTCGAACTCGCGCCGGGCCCGCAGGAAGGCGGTCCCGAGCTTCCCCGGCGCCTTCACGTCCTCCACCCACTCGGCCACTGGGTAGTGGTCGCCCTTCGCGCAGACCCCACAGGCGGGCTTGTGGCAGCAGGTACACGCGCAGGTCCAGACGAGGAAGTCCGCCCGGTACGTGTTCCCGCTCGGCATGCGAAAGAGCGGCTCGTAGTCCAGGTGGACGACGTCCTGCCGCGCGACCAGGTGGTCGTGCCGCCGCTCCTCGGTGAGGCTCCGGAAGGTGACGCCGAGGTCCGGCCGGTGGACCCGGATCGCGTTGTGGCGGGATCCCGTGACGCGGTGCTCCGTGCGCCCTGGCGCCCCCCGTTGGCCCACGTCGCGTTCGGCGACCAGCTGGCCCTTGGATCCGGATGGGATCGTCGGGCCCGCACACTCGGCCAGCGGGCGGGGTTCCGGGGGAAGCAGGCCGGGGGCCCGCTCCGCGAGGAAGTTCTCGAGTCCGAGGCCGGGCCTCGCACGTTGTTCCCGAACGTAGGCGGCGTAGACCTCGGCGGGGATGTGGGAGGGGAGGGTCACTGGATTGGCTCCCCCGTCGCCGGATTGAGGCCCCGCCGCATCCTGTCCGCGACCACGAACAGGACCGCCGTCACGTCCTCGAGCTGGGTCACGTCCTTGATCCGGGTGGCCACCCAGGGGGACAGATCCGGATCGCGCCGAACTTGTCCGCGAAGAGCCAGGCGGTGACGGACTGGACGCGGACCATGACCCCACCCTGAGAGGTGACAATCTCGACGGCAGGGCTCATGCCGGGAACCCGTAGTTCCGGGCGACGTCCCGGAACCGGAGGTGGTGTGGCTGGAAGGCGACTCTTACCGTTCCCGTCGGCCCGGTCCTGTGTTTCGCGACGTTGATCTCGGCGACCCCCTTGTTCTCCGTGTCCTGGTCGTAGTAATCCTCCCGGTAGAGGAGGAGGATCAGGTCCGCGTCCTGCTCGAGACTCCCTGACTCGCGGAGGTCGCTCATTCTCGGCCGCGGAGGCGTGCGGTTCTCTACAGCGCGGGACAGCTGGCAGACCGCGATCACCGCGACCCGAAACTCCCGGGCGATGGCCTTCAGCGAACGGCTGATCTCCGTCACTTCCTGTTGGCGGCTCTCTGCCTTTTTCGAGGCGTCCATGAGCTGCAGGTAGTCGACCACCACGAGGCCGAGGTCGGGGGTCCTGGCCATGATCCTGCGGAGCGAGGAGCGGATGCCCACGGTCGTCACCCGCGGGGAGTCGTCGATGATCACCCGGGCGCCGGCGAGGAACCTCGAGGCGGACGAGGCGAGCCGCGGCCAGTCCTCGGGACTCACTCCATCTCGGAGCGAGCGGGGGTTGACCCCGGCGTTGCTGGCGATGATCCCCTCCCCGATCTGCTCCTTCTGCATCTCGAGGGAAAAGACGGCCACGGGGGTCTGGTGCTGGAGCGCTGCGTGCTCGACGAAGTTCATGGCCAGCGTCGTCTTGCCCATGGAGGGCCGACCCGCCACGATCACGAGTTCGCCCGGGCGGAAGCCGCCGATGTACTCGTTCAGGTCGTGGAGGTGTGTCGGGATGCCTGGTGCCTGCTTCTCTCCGCGTTCCCAGTTGCGCACGAAGCCGTCGAGCATGCCGGCGAGATCCGCACCAGACCCCGGAGTGGTCGCTCGGTCGATCGCGATCAGCCGGCCGGCGGCCGCGTCCAGGATCTCGGATGCTTTCCCCTCGCCGTCGAAGGCCTCCTGGGTCATCTCCACCGCGGCCCGGATCACGGCCCGGCGGGTGGCGTGCTCCCGAACGATCCTGGCGTAGTGCGCGGCGTTGGCGGAAGTCGGGAATGCCGTGGCGAGGTCGTGGAGGGCATCTTCCCCGCCGGCGACCTCGAGCTTCCCAGTCCGGTCAAGCCGCTCCCGGAGGATCACCACGTCGACCTCGGATCCCTCCGAGAAGGCTGCGTGAACCTCGGCGAAGATCGCCTGGTGGGAGGACCGGTAGAAGTCCTCGGGCCGGAGGATGGCGACCACCTCGGCCAGCGCCTCGGCGTCGATCAGGAGGGCCCCGAGGACTGCGCGCTCGGCGGCCAGGTCGTGAGGAGGTACGCGTGCCTCGTTCACAGGGCTTTCGCCTCCCGGATGATCTGGTCCAGGACCGCGAGGATGGCCCGGGCCTCGATCTGGCCGAACCCGGTGTACCTGGGCAGGTCGGCGGCGATCACTGCACGCCTGCCTTCGACGAGTCGGAGCACGGGGTCAGTCGCAGCCTCAGGTCGTCGGACATGGGCTTCCATTCGCCTCCCTCCTTGGCTTGCCACCGGCAAAAGACCGGGTCGGTGACGTCCCTCGGCCATCCGATGCGGACCGTCGTCTCCCCGTCGAGAAGCATGAACCAGATGTCGCCTGGCCCGTGGCCGTGGGCGAAGTGTTGCGGGTGGTCCGGTCCGAACTTCGGCCGGCCGTTGGATCCGGGTGGGCGGGTGCTGCCATGGTTGGCGAGGACGCCCTCGACGTACGACCAGGTCACCCGGCCGTTGGCGACGGCGATGCCGATGGCCTCCAGGACCCGCGCCGGGTCGTGCCGCAGCACGGAGTCGCGGATCTGATCCTGGAGGACCGGGGACATGGCGAGGCGCTCCCCTTCCGGCTGTGCCCTGAGCCACTCTCTGACCACCGCCACCACCGCCTGGTCTTCCCCGGCAGGGGGCGGCTCCGGGGGCGGCTCCGGGGGCGGCTCCGGGTCGGCCAGGAGCACGGGGGGTTGGGGGGTGTCTTTTTCCTGTTCCTGTTCCTGTTCCTGTTGTCCGACAAAGGCGCAAACGTTTACCCGACACTCCCGGAAACGTTTCAGGAGCCCGCCGTCTAGGTGCCGCTCGTTCTGCCAGAAAGCCTTGATAAGTATGGACTTGGGGAGTTCGTTTAGATCATCCAACGTTCCCGCAAGGACGTTTGGATTCGCGGGTCGATTCCACTTCCACCAGGACGGGATGAAGAGCACCCGGGCGGGTGCCGGATCCCACTGCCAGCCGAAGGCCAGGCAGACATTCTCGAAACGTTTCGGCAACGTCTCGAAGGGTATCCCCGTGGCCTCATGGGCCATCGCGAGCGAGAACCGGAAGAGTCCGATTCGGTTGGCCTGGCCGGTCAGGCAATGGACCGCGAGAAACCGGTCCTCCATGGGGAGGGACTGGAACTCCACCGACCACCAGAGCCTCTCGTAGATCTTCCGGTAGATCGCCACGCCTTCCTCCTCCGCTACCACTGCTGCTGCCCCAGCTCCCCGCTACCCCGGGCCTCGCGCACGCGGGCCAGGTAGTCATCGAGATCCCGCTCACGGACATCCGGATGCCCTCCATGAGCGGCATCTCGCGCCCTGGCTCCAGTTCCTTCGCAGGACGCTCACCGCCGCCTCGCGCCGGCATCCAGCGACTGGAGGAACCGCGATACGATCCGCTCGACGCAGCCTCCGCGGGTCTTGCCCCAGAAGCCCGACTCGAGGAGGGCGTCGATGCGGTCGAGTTCCGAGCGGGACAGAGACACGGGGAGGCGGGAAAAGTCGACTCGTGCCTCGGGCGGCAGCTTGCTCGGCGCTCTGTCGTCGACGGGGGGCGCGCTGGTTCCCGTGTGTGGCGCCGCGGCTGCCGGGGTGGCGCCCTTGGTCCTCCCGGGCTCCTGGCGCGTCCTGGGCGCGCTGGCGGCCTTCGTCCGGCATGCCTTGTGGGCTCTGGCCCGGGTGTGCTCGCCGGCGAGGTCTCTTCCGCAGATCTCGCAGCTCCGGGTCCCGTGCTGGAGCACGCTCTTCTCCGCCATGTCGTCCACCATCACCTTCGTAACTCCCTGTTTTCCGTCCCTCGCGGAGGCAGGCGAAGCCGGAAGTTCGGGGCCCGCCGGCCGTCTGGGCTTGCGGGCGCCCTCGAACCGCGGGTTGAACTCCTCGCCCTTCGCAGGCGGAGGACTGGCCGAGAGGGTCCGGCCCGTGGCCGTCGATACCGCGGGCCCCTTGCACAGCCGCCCGCAGACGCCGTGCGGACGGCCGAGGTCCTCCTCGATGCAGTAGATGCCGCCGGGCATGCCTGTGGCGTCTGCCAGGCCGTGCTTGGGGCATTTCCACCGGACGTCCATGTGCCCCCTCCTACGCGAAAATGCTGGTCTCTTCCGGGATCTCCTGTCGGAGCCAGTCGCGCACCAGGCGCACAGCCGGGATCCGCCACAGCCCACCGTCACACTCGAAGAGGCCGCAGCTCGGGAGCTTCCCCTCTCCGCCGCCGCGGAGCCGGAGGATGAACGGCGAGTCCGGCTGCTCGATCTCTGCGAAGGTGCGGTACGGGCGGAGAATGACTGGGTTCGGAACCTTCGCCTCGGCCTTCCTCACGACCCCGGCCTTCATCGCGGCGACCTGGGTCACGCCGTCGTCCGTGTAGGTCTTCACCGTCTCGTCGGTGAGATTGCCCACCACCTCGAGGACCTTCGCGCGGTCCAGCTCCGGAGCGAAGCAGGTCTGGATCAGGATCACGAAAGACTCCTGGTCGTAGTACTGGCCGAACAGGAAGCCCGGGATCGTGGCGCCGGCGACGGCCACGCAGACCCTCTGGTTCCGCTCGCCAAAGATCTCGGTGAGCAGCCGGACGGTGGTAGGGCTTTCGACGTGAACGAAAGCCCCCCGGGGGGCCACGTAGCTCTTGTCGATGCAGCTCTTCGTGTAGTCCGCGAAGCTCTGGAGGGTGTGGAGGGCGATCGCCTTCGGCTCCGGCTCGCAGCGCGGCTCCGGCGGGAGGAAGACGGGGAGGGATGTGAACTCCCCTTCGTCGACGTCCACGATCCTGGTGGTGCCTAGCCTCACGATTCGCTCGATCTCCGCGACGGCGTTCGCGCCAAGGACGGTGTTGTCTTCGGGCATGCTATTGTCCTTTCCTGGTGCTGCTGGTCCTGCCTCGCCGGTCACTCGCCGGCGGTGGCCTTCCGCTTCTCGGACACCGAGCGCGGCTTCGACTCCTCGTCGAACTCCATCTGCATCTGCTCGGGGTTGTTCGGGACGGCGATGTTCTTCCCGTGCCGGACCCCGATGAAGCACTCCCCAGCGGCGCCGTTGACCGCGGCGAGCTTTGACTTCGCCTCGATCACGACGGTGGCGAAGTTGCGCTCCGAGTTCGGTTTGAAGGTGAACTTGAGGACGATCTCCCGCTTCTCTGTCGCGGGGGTGTTGATGTCGCGGATGTTGTCCGTGACGCGCTGCAACTCTTCCTCGAACTGCTCCACCGCGGCGCCGCGCGCCACGTTCACGAGGTCGAGCGTCTGGTACTCCTCGGTCATCTGTCCTCCTTCCTCATGCGCAAGATGTTGTGGTGAAACGTCATTTCCGCGGCTGGTAAGACAAAAAGAGAGAGCTCACGCATCCCTCCTATCGGGGTAGCAGTCGCACGCCTTGTCGTAGCCGCATGTGAAGCAGTGCTCGTCGTCGTCGGTGTTCTCGCGTAGGTGGGCCAGGTCGGCGCGGAGCCGCTCGACCGCGATGTTCACGACCGCTTTTGCCGCCCCGCCCGCGTACACCGGGATCGGGATCTCGGGTACGGGATGAGTGCCGCACCAATGCGCCCCGCACCCTTGGCACTTCTCATCGTCCTCGCAAGTGCAAACCACGCATCCGCACGGCTGGTGCTTGGCGAACAGGCGTTCTGGTTTCCCCTTGCTCTCGGCGGGCTCCGCATCAATTCGGAACGGGACTGGAGAGAAGAGGAGATAGGGCGAATCGTGGCGACCCCACTGAAAGCATGCTTCCTCCCACGCTCGCGAGAGCACCCCGGCGTCAGGTTGTATGAGGGCATCGATCAGTTCGCGGGCGGCGTCCGCTTGGCGAAGGCTCGCCGCGCAGAAGTGCTCCTTCACGTTCTCGGCGGGCTCCTCGGGCTCCGGCGCGGACTCGAACTCGGCACCGCAACGGACGCAGTGGGCTTCTTCTATCCATTCTGCTTTACACTCACAAGGCTCGGGGCGGCTGGCGAGGAAGGCGCGAAGCCCGAAGTGACAGGCATCCCTCACGTCGTCCTGAATCTCCTGCCCCTCCTTACTGTCGGGATCGCCATTGGTCACGCGGTCCGCTACGTCCTTCGGCAGATGCGCGATTGCGGCTTGGATGAACCGCTCCCCCTCCCCCGCGAGCAGGCGCTCGCAGGCGGCTCGGGCTCTGGGTGCCATCCTCGCAATCCACTCCTTCCACTCCGCATCGGTGTAGCCGTAATTGTTGAAGAACCGATCCGTGACAAACTCCACGAACTCGAATAAGTCCTCGATCCTCTTCTCTCGGTCCATCACTCCCCCTCCCGCCCGGCGGAGTACTCCGGTGCCGGCAGGGCCACGCGGTGCTCCGTGTACTGGATGAACCTCTCGTGGAGGCTCTCCCCCGGCGCGACCAGCGCGTACCCGAGGAATGCCTCGGAGGCACTGACCATCCCCGTCTCGATGATGGCGAGCTGGGCCTGCACCCAGCGGAGGATCTGCCTCCAGGCGACGCGGTCGGCCTGCTCCCGGTCCTTCGCCGCGACGCCGCCCCCGCGGAAGCCGCTCCTCCGGCCGTTCAGGATCCTGAAAATCGGCTCCGCCCTCGCGGGCAGGAGGAATGAGACCTCGCTCCCAGCGATCTCGATCGAGAAGGCCACCCCCTCGATGCGGCTTCCGAGGTAGCGGATGTTCACAGACCGGACGAGGCCGGAGGCGGCGAGGACCTGCTGGATCTCGCTCACCGTCTTCGTGGCTGCGACCTGGGTGTGCTCCATGTGGAGGCTCTTCACGAGGACCTCCTCGCCACCAGCGGGTGGCACTTCAGGCATTCCCTCCGCGGGTGGACCGGGTAGTTCGCGTCCGTCGGGAGCTCGAAGTACTCGGTGCCGTCGCACATGGCGCAGCGGAAGGGCTCGTAACTGCCGTAGAAGGCGCGCCGGAGAGGGCGCTTGTCGCGCAGGGCTCCGGAGGTCGAGTCGTTCTTGCCGGACCACAGCGGGCCCGCCTCGTCGTTGATCGCGCGGCGGGGGCCGGTCATGGCTGCCTCCCCGCCTGCTCCCGGCGCCGGTAGAAGTCCTCCTGGTAGCCCGGACACCCGGACGTTCCGACCTGATCAATGAAGTGATTGAGAAGCCTGCACGTCGCGTCCGGGCCGATGCGAGCACCGTTTGGAAGAAGTGGCAGCGGAGCAACGTGGCGGCAGGACTCGCACCGCTCCGCGCGCTCGAGCCGGAACCGGTAGTCCCGGGTGAGCACCTTGATGTCGGGGTTGCTCACGCCCCACCTCCCGCGAGCCCGTCTGCCCGGATGCGCCACCCGTCGATCTCTGGAATCCCTCCGATCAGGACCAGCCGCCGCCGCGCGCGGGTGACCGCGACGTACAACACCCTTCGCTCCTCCTCGTCGTCGGACGCCCAGCCCCACTGGATCGTGCTGGGGCCGACCACGATGACCTGGTCCCACTCGCGCCCCTTCGCGCTATGAATGGTCAGGGCCGGGACCATCCCTCCCGCCGTGGCCTCCGCGAGACGATCCGCGGCGGAGGAAAGCCCGTCCCGCGGGTCGCGCTCGACGTGGCGGACGCAGTCCGGGTAGAGCCCCGCGATCGCCTCGCAGTCAGCGTGGGTCCGGCACAGGATCGCGGTGGACCACCCCGGCCGCCGGTCGCGGTGGCAGAGCGCTCCAATGTCTCCGATGCCGAGGTCGCGAAAAACCATCGAGGTCAGCATCCCGGCGTCGCCGGTGATCGGGTCCCCCACCCCGAGGCCGTTGGCCTCCTCCGCGACGAGGCTGCCGAACCGGAACGTCCGCGTGAGCCGGTGCGTCACGCGCGGCAGGACGCTCGCGTCGGCCCCTCGCCAGCCCATGATGGAGTTGTGAACCACCACGTTCCCGACGATGAAGTTGCCCCCGCCGGGGACCTCGAGGTCGTAACACCAGTGGGCTGGCACCTTCCTCCGGCTGACGACCCGAACCAGACGAACGACGCCGTCCGGACCGACCTCGGGCACCAGCATGGTCGGGAATACGCCGGAGGCCCGGACCGCGAACACCCGCCTGTCGGCCGACGGGACAGACAAGGTCTCGACGACCTCCCCTTCGATGTCCCCCGCGAGCTCGCTGGCGTACCGATAGGCAGCGCGAGCGTCCCGAAAGCACTTCCTGATATGCAGGGTGCCGCGCCGGCCCGGTCGGAACTCGTGCTCCGCCGCCACCAACTCGGGTACAAGGGATGACTCAACGGACACTTGGCTGTATCCGCCCTTGGTGCCGTGGACTACGTTGACCGCAATCCTGCCGCTTCCGCTGCTCTTCGCAACGTACGGCGCACAGTCGCTCGACTGCCGGAAGGCCTTCAGGACTCGCGCTCCGTTCCCCGAGAACTCCGAGAACCACTCCCTGGCTGTCTCGGCGTCCCTGAACATCGTGTCCGGGCGAGGCCTGAACGGCGCCATCGGGACCTGATACCGGTAGGAGAGCGTGTGCTCGAGGCGGTGAGCTTCATGTGGGTCCTCCGTGTGCGCGAGGATCCACATCCGATCTGCCAGTTCGCCATGGGCTCGGACCTTCCACATGTTCCGGGTGTCCCGGGTCGCTCCGAGGCTCGATACGCCGATTCGGAACCCGTACCCGCGACGGTGCATCAGGTAGACGTAGTGCCCATCAGGCTCTCCGAGCGCAGCGAATAGGACGTGACCGGCCGTCGCTCGGAACTTCGAGCCCGTCTCGGTCTCGAACTCGTACGCCTCTTCCTGCATTGTCCGGGTAACGCCGCTCACGCGCGCGGGCGACTCGCCACCCCCGACCGAAGCGAAGACCTCCTCGCCAACCCGGATCGCCTCCACGGGCCGCGGACCATTCGGAGTCGAGACGGTCTGCCCCTCCGGAATGCACTGCCGGCCGTCCCCGACGAGGAAGAGACGCCCGTCCGGCTCGAGGAGGAGCGCCGCCATCTGCGCCTCGCCCGGGGTGACGTCCTGGACCTCGTCGACGAGGACGTGATCGTAGCGGCGCGCCGGCCCCCTCCGGATGAGCCGAGGGACCAGGTCCCACGTCGGGACCAGGCCGGCGTCCATGAGCCGCTCCCGCACCACGGCCACAGCGTCTGTCGAGGGGTGCCCGTCCTGCGCCTCGTGGTGGACAAGGTCGCGCCGGATCCGGGAGATCCCCCCGTGATCGCGCGCAGGCCGTCTCGTTGGCCCCGAGATGAGCGACCGCACCGCCGCGTCGGCCTCGGGCGCCGACGCAACCTGCAGGCCGTCCCGGGGCCCCAGCGCGAGGGCGGCCCCGTGGAACGTCTCGATGGTCACCGACTCGGCCACCGGCCCGACCTGCCCGGCGACCCTGGATCTGATCTCGTCGCACGCCGAGCGGGTGAAGGTCAAGGCACAGATCCCGGCGGGGTCCACGCCCTCATCGATCAGGTGCGCGATGCGCGCGGCCAGGGTCCGTGTTTTGCCGGATCCCGGACCCGCGGAGATGTGGACGATCCGATCAGCGGCAGTCACCGCCCTGTGCTGCTTCTCGGTCAGGCTGGAGATGAGGGTCTCGGTGGCGGTCATGACTGCACCGCCTCGACCTCCAGCGGCTCCAGGTCGACCGTGGTCCAGCCGTCCGGCGCCTCGATGTCGATGCAGGTCGCGGCGATCACCTGGTCGATGTCCCCGCTGGCCACCATCTCCCGGCAGGCGAGAAGGGTCTGCTGAGCCTCCGGCCGGTCCCCGAGATCCGCCGCCTCGAGGAGGAGGATCCGGATCTCCGGGCCGCGGAGGCTGATGACGGCCCCGGCGAGGCAGGCCACGAAGAGGGCCGTCTCGCCTCCCGAAAGCGCTTCGACGCTGATCTCCTGCCTCCCGCGCCTCATTCCAAAGTCGCACGTGCCCCGGCTCGCCCGGAGGTACGGGTCCTCCGTCCGCCCCGCGACCCGGAGGTACCGGCGCATCCTCGCCTCGAGCCCGGCAGCCCGGGCAGCGAGGTCCATCTCCCGGATCCGCTGCAGCGCCCACTCTGCGGCCGTCCAGCAGTCCCGCTCGGCCGTCGCCGCGTCGATCTGGGTGATGAGGGCCTTCATCTCCGCCCGGAGGCTGTCCGCCGCCCGGAGGGTCTTGAGGGCCTGGTCGTGCTCTGCGATCGCTGCCGTGGCCTGCTCGATCGTGGTGCGCGCCGTGGCAGTGTCGAGGGTCACCGACGCGATGCCGGCGAGCCGCTCCTCCGCCGCACGGAGGTCCGCCCTCGCCCGGTCGAGGGCGCTCTGGCTCTCCACCGCCGCGGTCCGGATCGACTCCGCCCGGGCGAGGAGGGCCTTCCGCCGGTCCGAGATCTCGGCGACCTGAACCTCGCGGTCCCCGACTGCCTCCGCGTAGGCCTTCCGGAGTGCGTCGTTCTCCTGCTTCGCCGCGGCCACCGCGTCCTTCCGCAGGGTCGCGGCCCGGTCCTGTAGCGCGCGGACCTGGGCCAGCCACTGCGCGCGCGCCGTCGCGGATGCCCGGTCGGCCGCGGCGTTGGCGTCCTCGGTCACCTTTGACGCGAGCTGGTCCGCCTCTTCCGCGGACTCCCTGAGCGATGTGATCCGCTCCCGGGCATCCCGGATCTGGCGGTCGCGCACGGTCCGGTCCTTCTCCGCCTTGGTGAGGGCCTGCCTCGCCCGATCGAGCGCGAGCTCGGTCTCCGCCAGCCGACCACCGTTCTCGGTCGCCAGCTCCCGGAGACGGGTCACCGCCAGCCCGATCGCGTTCCGCTTCGGGAGGATCGTGGGCAGCGAGGCGCCCCACTCCGCGAGCCCGTCCGCGACGTGCTCCACCTCTCGCCAGGGCGAGGTCTGCATCCGGGCCAGCTCGCGCGCGGCCTGGTCGCGTGTGGCTTCGAAGACCGTCGTGTAGAGCGGCTCCGGGACCACGACCTCGTCGACTTCATCCCAAAGTCGCTCCGCGTCCGCCCGGAGGCACTCGACGCGGATCAGATCCGCCGGGTCGATCGCCACCGCCTCCGGCTCTGGGAGAGCCCGGGCGTCTGCCAGGAGTGCCTCCGCCGCGGAGATCTGCTCCGCATCCTGCTGGACCACGGCCGGCGCGTCGATCGGGGGCGGCTCCGTCAGGCCGTCCGCCTCCGCCCGGGCCGCGTCGGCCTCGGGGATCCGGGAGACGGCCGCCGCGAGGCGCTCCTCCTCCTCGGCGATCCGCTGCTTGAGAGCTGGGACCAGCGGGTCCAGCTCGGCGCGGATCCCGGCGACCCGCTCCGCCTCGCGCACGTCGCGCTCGGCAGCCGCTCTCCGGGAGACCTCCGCCTCCCGGCGCGCGGAGATCTCTGTCAGGGCTTCCGCGGGCGCCCGGAGCGAGTTGACCCGGTCCTCCAGCTCCGCCCGGGCCGCGATCCGCCGGCGCATGGCCTCGGCCGCGTCGAGCTTCTTGCCCTTCGCGAGATCCAGCGTCTTCGGGATCCCTCCGGACTCCAGCTCGCGCTCGACCATCCGGTGGACGCCCGGCAGCACGGCCTGGACCGGCCCTGTGAGGAGCATCATCGCGCCCTTCGCCGCGCCCTCGGCCGACTCGAGGTCGTCCGGGATCCGGGCGAGGTCCACCCCCGCAAGCCGGAGGACGGCCAGGGTCGCCGCCCGACGGATCTGCTCGCCCACAGGGATCCCCGTGGCGTCGAGCAGTTCCTCGATCCTCTTGGCCCGCTCCGCCGGCGAGCAGGAGAGAAGCTGGCGGAGATCCAGGTGTTCCGCCGCCTCGCGGTCGTCCCGGCCCATGAGGGACCGGATCGACTCCGCGACGTCGGTCAGCCGGGACTTCGGCGGCATCCAGCTCGCGCTCGCCTCGCCCGTGATCCGCTCCCCCCGCCGGACGTACCCGCGTTCGCAGGTCCGGCCGTCATCCAGGCTGAGCCGAACGTTCATCCGCCCGCCGCGCATGAGCCGGGCGATCGCCGTCGAGTCGCGTCCGATGCTCGGGACGCAGCCGAGGGCCGCGATGCGGATCGCGTCGGCCATGGACGTCTTCCCGGCCCCCACGGGCCCCCTGAGCAGAGTCAGGGGGCCGAGGTCCATCTCCCGGTCGTGGGCGCGCACGCCCACGGTTTCGATCTTCGTGATGCGGTGCACCCTACACCTCCTCTGCCGGGGCGGCGCCGAGCTGGTCCATGTAGCTCTTGATCTCGGGGTCCATCGCCGGCTTCGCTGCACCGGTACCGGCCGCCGCGTCGAGCGACTCGGCCATGCGGGTGAGCGTCTCGACGGGGAGCGCCGAGTCCTGCACACCGGACCCGACGCCGGCGTACTCGCGGGCAGCGGCGTACGCCTTGCCGTCCTGGATCCGCGCCGTGGCGATCCGCTTGAGCAGGAGTGCCTTCGACGCCTTCTCGTCGGTGGTCGCCGGCTGGTCGGCATGGCGGGATTCCATGACCTCGGTCCACGTCGTCTGCTGGTCCTTCAGGGCCGAGTAGACGCCCCGGAGGTCCCGCGCCTCGTCGGGGGTGACCTGGTCAACGGCGTGCCCGAGGTAGTCCCGGAGCTGGGTCGCGGAGATCCCGAGAGAGTGGAAGCCGTCGGCGATCTTCTTGGCGGTCCCGGCCGGGTCTTGCTCGTCCTCCCGCTCCAGGGTCTCATCGCACTGCGCAAGGGCCTCGTCGAGGAGGTCTCCGGGCAGGATCCTGAGGATCAGGTTCCGGAGGTGCCTGGAGACGATGGACTCCTGCTTCTGGTTGACCTGCGCCTCGTCGGCGATGATGCGGTAGGTCGTCTCGCCGTTCGAGTTCACCCGCTCTCCGAGAACAACCTCCCCGCCCTTCAGCTTCTTCACCTCGCGGCTCTTCTCGATGGAGAAGCCGGCCGCCAGGGGGGTGTTCGTCTCGAGGTCGATGACCAGCACTTCGCCGATCCGCCGCTGCTCGTCGTCGTAGGTGATCATGGTCTTGACGTGGATGTTCGTCATCGACCGGAGCGCCGCCTCTGCCAGCCGGATCGACGGCCCGGTGACCGGCTTCCGCGTCTTCTGGTCGATCATCCACGGCAGCGTGTATCGGGCTACCTCGGCGAGGCCCCGGCGCTCGCACTCGTTCAGGAGTTTCTCCCGCACGGCCATCCAGTCCCGGGGCCGCTGGAGAGCCATGATGTACATGGCTTGGACCTGCGCTTGTGCCTGCGCCGCGGCTGCGCTGACGGCCGTCTCCGCGGAGCGCCGGTGCTCAAGCCCGCCGAACTCCTCACGCCTCGTGGTGCCCGTCGCGGGCAGATGGTTGCTCGTCATCTCACTCCTCCCGCGCCGCAGTCTGCGGCATCCTGAGGGCCTTGCGGATCTGCGCCTGGTGGCGCTCGCAGGTCCCGTAGTCCACGTCGTCGCAGGGCCGCACGCGCGGCTCCTCGCGCCCCTCGTCGAGGCAGTACCCGCAAATCCGGACGGTGCGCGGGGGTTCGGTCATGGTGATGGACACTTGTCCTTCCTTCCTCCCCGAGATAGACTCGGAGCTGTCACGGTCTTTCCTTCCGGGCCTCGCGGGTCACGATCCCGCGGGGCCCTCCTCGTTCTGGCCTACGACCACACCCCGGTGGCCTGCAGGATCACGGAGCCAATGACGACGGCCGCCGCGACCAGGAAGCAGACCCCGACGATCAGAGCCTTCGCCGCCTGCTCCCGGGTGACCCCTCGCTCCACGTCGCGCTCGTCCAGGTACGACAGCACCCGGTCCCGGCGGATCTCGCGGTAGGCCGCGTCGATCTCGGCGGCGAGGTCGTTCCCGGCCGTCGCCCTCTCCGGGTAGTCGCGCCACGGCAGCCCGAATTTCCCGTCTCTTGCCATCACTCACCTCCCTTTCCGGTACCTAGCAGCCGGTCCACCTTCGGCTGGCTCCCTTCGTCCGGCTCGCGCCGGCCGAGTTCCCACGACTGGTACGTGCTCAGGCTGACCAGGAGCGCCCGCGCCGCCTGCTCCTGAGAGAGGTTGGAGTCCTCTCGCCACCGCCTGAGCCGCTCGCTGTACGTGTCCATATGGGTAAGTGTACGCGTACAGCTCGGCTTGTCAACCCCGGAATCCGGAATTCTGCCCGGCGCGGTCATGAGAAGAGAGTTCCCGTCCTGGCTTCGATCTCCGCCGCGCGCAGGTTCGCGCACGCTGCGGACCAGTAGGATCGTTTCAGCTCGAACCCAAGGAACCGCCTATCGAGCCCCAGGGCGACGTGACCCTCCGACCCGATCCCCGCGAACGGAGACAGGACGAGATCGCCCTCGTTGCTCCACAGCCGGACGGCGCGCCGGATGACCTCGAGCTGGACCGGGCAGATGTGCCGCTCGTCGTTGTTCTCCCTGGCGCTCCGGAACTGGAGCGTGTCGCTCGGGTTGATGTCCATCCAGATCGGCGACGCGAAGTTTTGCCACATCTTCACGGGGAAGGTTTCGTTGGTGTTCGTGACGGGCTCCTGGTTCTCGCCCGGCTTCCGCATCGTGACCAGGTAGTCCGGGATACCCTGCCGGCTCATGCACGCATCCTTCTTCAACTGCTTGTGGAGGAGCCCGAGGGCCTTCGTGCGCTGCATCGCGGTTACGGGGTCCTTCCAGATCGCGACCTCGGAGTGATAGATCCACCCGGCGTCGACGAAGCTCTCGATCAGCTCGCCGCGGAAGTCGCGGAGCCCGATCACGCCGTCGCGCGTTTTCGAAGTGGGCAGATTCATACAGTGGAAACTCAGCAGCCGCCCCGGCATCGTCACGCGGTACAGCTCCCCCACGAGGTAGCGGAAGTGGGCCGCAAACTCATCGCCCGTTTTGCAGTTCCCCATGTCCCTCAGGCTGTTCGTGTAGGTGTAGAGACTCGCGAACGGCGGACTGAACACGGTGTAGTGGATCGAGTCCGAGTCCAGCCCCGCGACGCCATCGACGCAGTCCCCGAGGTGCATGGTCCACCCGTCTCCGGTCGCCACGTCCGTCTCGTACTCCGTCTCGGTGATCGGCTCCATGCTGCGTAGGTTCGTGTGGACGCTGATCCGGCTAGTCATCTCTTGGGTCATGATCGCGGCTTCCCTTTCCTTCCTGTCGATGTTGCGGAGGATCTCAAGCTCGGCGTCGGAGACGATCACGTGCACGTCTACGGGCCGTTTCTGTCCGAACCGCCAGCATCGGCGGATGGCCTGGTAGTAGGCTTCCCACGAGTGAGACAGGCCGACGAAGGCGACCTTCGCGCAGTGCTGTAGGTTCATGCCGAACCCGAAGATCGACACTTTCGATATGAGTACAGGACGCTCCCCATGCATCCATGCGGCGATCGACGACTCTTTATGGTCCAGTGAGTCAGACCCACGAACAGAGAGCGCAAGGTCCCCGAATGCCGTCTCTAGTGCGTCCTGCTCGGCGTTCAGGTTGCACCAGACGATCCACGGCTCGTCGCTGTCGTTGACGAGCGCCGCCGCCTTCGCGACCCGCTCCGACAGGCTCGCCCGCGCCGCGGCCCGCTGGTCGTTCAATGTCTTCGCGGTGTCGGCGAAGAGATGGCCGGGCAGCGGCTTGGCGAGGTCGAGGACGTGGTTGTGGGTCCGCAGCTCCGGCAGGACGAACGTCGACCCGTCGTATCCCAGGTCGGCCGGGCTCTTGATCATGACGGCCCACGACGCCATCCACGTCCAGAAGGATTCGCGGGCGTGGCCCTTGAGTCGCCAGTTCTGGACCAAGCCCCCGTCGTGCACGAAGAACATCGCGAGCATCTCGGCGCGGGTCATGGCCCCAACGAATTCGGCGTGGTTCCCGAGCTCGATGTGGTCGTTCGGGGCGGGGGTCGCCGTGCACGCGAGCCGGTACGGGGTCGCCGCGAAGGACTCGATGATCCGGGTCCGCGTCTTCCCATCGTGAGCCTTGAGGATGCTCGACTCGTCGAGGACGACGCCGGAGAAGTTGGCCGGGTCGAAGTGCTCGATCATCTCGTAGTTCGTGACGACGATGCCTGGCTCCCCGTCGTCGGCGCGGAGGTAGCGGCCTTCGAGCCCGAACCGCGCGCCCTCATCGACGGTTTGCCCGGAGACCGCGAGCGGGGCCAGGATCAGGACGCGGCCGGGGACGTGCCTCGCCCATTCGAGCTGCATGAGCGTCTTCCCGAGCCCGCACTCCGCGAAGATGCACGCGCGGCCGCGCCGGAGCGCCCACCTCACGATGTCGGCCTGCCAGTCGTAGAGCGCCGGGCTGATCGGCATGGTTGGGTCGATGCCAGCCGGTGCGCACGTGATGCGCTTCCCTGCGACGAAGTCGGAGTAGTTCACTCGAAGATCCTCCCGGGTTTTTTTCGTATCGAGCGAGCAATGGGAATGCACAGGAGACATACGTTCCGACCTCTCTGCTCTATGAATTTGTGGCCACGGTTGCAATGCGTACCACGCGGCCTTCCGATCGGCCTTCCGCGTTTCAGCCCACCGCGGATGTTGTCCTCCTGCGTGCCGCACCGCAGGTGTGATGGGTTTGCGCAGTTTGGCATGTCGCACTCGTGAATTACGTATAGCCCGGTAGGTATCGGGCCGAAGTGACATTCGTACATGGCACGGTGGATGTAGGATGTGGTGATCCGCCCGTCCGATTTTCGTCCCATGATCTTTCCATGGCCCCCGCGATCGGTTGCCCCTTCCCACAGCCAACAGCCGCCCGGACCAACAGATAGGCGATCTAGAATGCGCCCCATGTTCACGCGGACTCCATCGCTCATTTCAAACCAAGCCATCGTTCGAGTTCCTCCCTGGACCATGCGGGATCTTTCTTCCCACAGTACAGGCACCACAGTCCCGGCTCGTACTGATCCCGGATCTTCCAGATCGGGGGCGCGAGCAGGTACTGCCATCGGTGTCAGCCGAGACGGCACCGGATGCGCCGGCACCAGGTTCGGAATTTCCGTTTTACCGGTGCGGTCATGCCTCCTGCTCCTCGATCCACGCCTGATCCTCGAGCCAGTCGAGGATCGCGGCGCGGTAGAGCCCTGTCGGCTCCCGGCTACCAGACTCCCACCGGCAGACCGCGCCGATGGATGTTCCGAGCAGGACCGCGAGCTCCTGCTGAGAGAGCCCGGCCGCGGCGCGCGCCGCCCGGATGCGGTCGGGGAGGGTCATCGAATCCTCCTGATGCCCCAGCGTGTGGTCACTGTGAGATGCCCGTCCGAGAACCGTACGAGGACATTGCCGTTCCTGCCGCGGCCGAGCACCTGGCAAGGCTGGCCGAAGCGATCTGACCCCCAGCGCCGGATGCGATAGAGGTGGGTCACTGGGTAGTCGTCGCGGGCGGTCATCGGGACACCTCCTCGTGCCACGACATGATCGTAGCTCGGGCCTCCGCCTCGGTCTGGCCAAGGCAGTGCCCGTACTGCCCCCCGTCGGCGCACGGGTAGTACCCCGACGGCTCATGGGAGACGCAGTAGATCCCCCAGTTCGCCTCGGGTAGCCCGGCGCGCCGGGACCCGATCCCCTGTAGGATCTTGGTGAGCCGGCCCTCGGCCGGCGTGAGGGCGAGCCTGCTCATCGTGATACCTCCTCGGTGAGGATGTCCGGGATCACGTCGCCCAGGAGGTACTCACCATCTTCGTCCACCGCCCCTTCGGCGCGCCGGATCCACTCCGGCGCCCCGGCCGCGATTGCGGCCTCGATTGCCGCGCGGACCCCCTGGAAGGTCCCGTCCGTGTGCGGGATCTGGATCGCGCGCCGTAGGCCGGAGCGGTCCGTGTAGGTCGTGAGCGTCCAGGTCATCTCGGTCGTCATCTCGGTCGTCATCTCGTCTCCTCTCGTGTTCATCAGGCGTCTACGCATCGTGGTTGCAATCCGAGCAGTTCCGCGCGCTCGGGATCAGATCGCCGTACTGGTCCTCCCGGCTCCCGCAGGAGCAGCCCGTGCGGCGGCTGCTGGTCGCGGGGCGGGAGGTCGCCGGCCGATCGATGCTCTCGGTCGCACAGATCGTCACCCCGTTTCCGGTCCACACGACCGAGGCGACGCGAGCCTGCCACGTCTTCCCGGCGGCCGTGCGGATGGTCACGGTGTCGCCGGCCCTCACGGCGCCGTCGACGGTGGCGCCCCAGGCGCCGGTTCTGAGCTTGGTTGGCCTTCCGTTCCTCGTGTTCGTTTCCATACCCATAGCATATCATCGTCGCATGACATGTCAAGGCGAATTCCGGGGGAATGGAAAGATTTTTTTCGCGAGGGTCCCGACTCGTGCGCCCGGCTCGCGAGGCTACGCCATCGGGGCCCCGTAGTATTCTCGCTCCCAGATCAGCCGACCGTGCCCCTCCCCCTCGACCTCTCCGGGCCGGACGTGGAGCACGATCGCGAGCGGCCCGACCCTGATCCGGTCGCGGTTCCAGCGGCCGCCTCCGGTGCATGCGTAGGCGGGATGGACCGGCAGGTCGTATGCCGCGAGGTAGGACCACACGTCTGCGGCGGACCATCGGGCGATCGGGGCGCACGTCCTCGCCGTGCTCTCTCCGTATCGCAGCGTGCGGAGCGCGCGCTCTGCCGACTCCGCTGCGCGAATCCCGGAGACGTACCGGCCGCCAAGTTCATGGGTGATGGCGCGCAGCTCGCCGGTGATCCCTCCGCGGACGTACCATCCCTCCGCATCATGGCGAGCCCGGACTATGCGCTCCGAGTACCGGAGCCCGGGCATCATCGCGAGCGATGCATCCCTCGCCAGATCCGTGTCGGGATTCTCTCCCTGCTCGATCCGGACGCGGACGGCGGGGATATCTGACCCTGATGACCAGGCCAGATGCGTGACTACAGTGGAATCCTTACCCCACGAGGTGCCTGCGTAGCACGGCCCAGCCGCGGCAAAGTCGCGGAGGACGGCCCTGGCGGCATCTGCCTTGAGCCCAATCCTCCGGCCGCGCCAAACGTCGACCGCCTCCCATCGACGCCACAGCGCCAGGTCGTCCGGCCTGTGGCGAGGGCTCTCGATCAGCACCGGCGCCGCCCCTTGCTCGTCCGGGCGGAGAGCACGGTCAAAAGCGCCGGAAATGGCCCTCTGCCCGGCCCCACCACGAGCCGGATCCGGCCGAAGGCACGACCGGTGCGGAGCACGACGCAGTCCCCGGATGACTTGATCGGATGGGCGTCAGCGATTGCCGCGAGAAGCTCCTCGCGGGCCGCATCGTAGGAGAGTCCCGGCCGGCACCTTTCAACGTACCGTCGTACCGCGTGCGGCCCGATGAACACGGACCCGCGGATCATCTCCCTCTCTCCGCCTGCTGAGGGGAAAGCGCGTCCGCCTGCCGCGCTCGGTGCCAGTATGGAGGCCGGAGTCCCGCCATCACCCGCGCCCCCTCGACCTCCGGCCATCCCCATGGCAGGTATCGCATCGGACGACCACCGCGCGCGAGTGACCAGTCGGCGTCCCACGGCTCCACGTCCCACCCGAGAATCTCTCCGGCGCCGTGATGCCGGAGCTTGCCCAGGTGGTGGATGTCCCGGAGCATGTCGCGCACCGCGGCGAGATCTCCGACCGCGTACCACCGCGCCTCGCTCGCGAGACGGGCAGGGAAGGGCAGGCGCCACGCCTTGTGCGGTCCAGCCCCAACATTGACAGAGGGCGAGTCCGTGAGCCGAGCCATCTCCCCGGATGGAGTAGGCTTGCTGAGCCACCGGGTCTCCTCTGCCACCCAGTCCGCCTCGATGGACGACGCGCACCAGCCCCAGGCATCCCCGTACCGCCACCGCGCGAGCGGGAGGTCGAAGTCCATCGGCTCGCGCTCGAGGTCGACCGGCAGAAGCGAGCCGCGATCCGGATACCTCCGGTACGCCACGTAGGCGAGCAGGCCATCCAGATGCAGGAGTCCGTCCACCGTGACGACGGACGACGCCAGACGCGCGAGCACGCGCATAGGACGGTGCCCGGTGGCGCGCTCGATCACAACAGGCCCTGTCATGGGAGCACCTCGACGAAGCCTGAGCCGAAAGCGCGGTGGCGCCCGACGCCTCTGCGGAGGAAGGATGCGAAGCCGTGTCCGGATCGCACGGTGGCCAGGAAGTGTACAGCGGGAAAGCGACGGGTCTTCGCGAACCGACTCGGTCCATGCGTCAGTCGCAGCACGTCCGAGAGTGCCCATCGCTCGACTTGGGCGGAGATGACGTCTCCGCCGCCGCGACGTGGAATCTGGTCACACAGCCACTCGACGTACACGCCCGGCGCGGGCCGGCCCCAGAGCATCGCAACGTCGCGTTCCTTCCCATCTCGACGTGCGGTCGCGATGGCCGCAATCCGGACCCGCACCTCATCGCCCACCGTCGGTATCCAAACGTTGTCCGCTGGGAGCGCCCAGTCCGGCCCCACGTACCCGCGGACGAGCAGACCCTCTCCCTGGATGGACAGCCGCCATGGTCGAGGCGCCGCGTCACCGTACCGACCAGCGAGCAGGCAATGCACAGCGTAGATGAGATCCGGGTGATCTCGGGTGGCGGGCGCAGCGCCCCAGATCTCGGCCTGCGTCAGGCGAATCGTCACGAGACGGACCTCGCTCGTGGCCGTCGTCACCGGATTTTCCCGAGCGCCGCGAGGATGTCCGCCTTCCTTTCCAGGAGCTGCTCATCGTAGCGGCTCATCCATGTGTGCATCTGGCAGTGCTCCGGCTCGCCCACCGCCACTGGGGCCGTCGTCCCCTCCCAGACCGTACCAGGGACTGAGACCGGCTCGGACGGCAGGATCCGGAGGCGGGCCTCGCCGTTGCCTACCGATGAGTTCGCCCCGAGGAAGGGACGACGCAGCCACTCCCCGACCGCTGACCAGAGCGCAGCCTCCTCCATCTCGGTGAGATCGCGGGTGTACAGCCTGGAGTGCAGCCGCGTCCCTGCCGCGAGCACCTGTCTCTCGTAAAGCATCTGCTGCGAGTCGCCCTTGTCCGCGTGTCCACCCTCCTCCCGGACGGCGAGCGCGGCGCTCTTGTCGAGCTCGAGCTGGCGCTGCTCCCCGCCCGTCAGATAGCGGCGGACGGTCGGTGCCCGAAGCGGGTCGTGTCGAGTCCCCATCTGGACGTCAAGCAGGTGACCGATGGGACGCTCCACGTCCTCGGGGTCGATCATGCCGGCGTCGATCAGCTCGGCGACCGGGATGCGGTCCCCGTGCTCATCGCACACGGGCCGGGCGTCACCAACGGAGATCCGAGACTCGATCATGTAGTTGCCGACGGCGCCCCCGCAGATCGCGAGGATCGGGACCAGCTCGCAGATCTCCCGGTACTGAGACAGCGAGACCGCCGAACCCTTCACCGAGAGCGACCCGCCAGAGAACAGCAGGTGAATCGCACCCTTGCTCAGGGACCCGTCTTTGAGTTCGAGGACGCGGAGCATGTGCCGGACGCCGGGGTCGCGCACGAGGACGTGCTTGAGGGCGTTGCCGGAGATGTAGGGGAGGTCCTGCACCTCCCCACGCACGAGGAAGCGCCCCGTGCGGAAGAGAGCGACGTTGCCGTCCACGCCCTGCCCGTGGTGCAGGGCCGAGAGCATGGTGAACACCATGTTGCACCTGAGGGACCTTCTCATGACTTCGACTCCTTCATCGCGTCGAGTGTGACGCGGACCTCCGCGGCGAGGAGAGCCCCCTCCTCGCGCACGAGCCGGCAGAAGCGCCGGAAACTCACAGGGTTCGCGAGGTCACGTCCGATCGAAGAGACCTCGCTGGCAGCCTCTCCTGTCCACGGGCGCAGTCGGAGAGCCTTCCGGAGAGCCTCGATCATCTGGCCGTAGCTCGTCGCCATCTGCGCCCGCGCGCGGAATGCCGCCGGCATCCGCTCCCAGTATGACCTCGGGTCCACCTGCTGCCAGTCCACCATCCGGTGGATCGTCAGGATCAGTCGCGCCGCGATCCGCCGGAGAGTCTCGTCGGACTCCCGCGACGTCGGCGGCAATATCTCGGATCGCATCCATGCCCTCCCGCCTGAGCAGCCCACAGACCAACCGGAGGGCAGGACCACCCCGCCACGGCCGGATCCACGGATCGTGCTCGCGAAAAACCTCAACCCCCACCCGCCGGAGCGCTGTGGCTCCCGGGCTGCCGCTCAGGATGTCATCGCGAGGGATGCCCGCAAGATACAGCGAAAGGACGTGCCATGTGAGCGATGCGAAGGCGACCGGGTCACACGCGACGTCGTCCCGCTCATACCTGATGCGCCATGGTCCGCGGCCATCGCAGAGCGATGTCCATGGCAAGACGTGTAGCTGCCCAGACTCCGCGAGCGCGAGGAACCACGGGCCTTCGGGAGGGTCTAGCATGGTCCGCCAGGTCAAAGCGATAGCGCCCGCGTCCCCCTTGCCGAAGCGCGTCCATACACCGTCCCGGTACAGGTGCGAGTCCATCCTGAGGGGCTTGTCCGTCTTGCTCGGCTTCCCGCGCATCGCCGCAGCGCACGGCTCGCAGACCGTGTCGCTCCACGGCGCACCGGCGGAATCTGCGTTGGTGAACGATGTCCTCACGACGTCCTCGCGCGGTAGGGCGCGATCATGAGGCAGGCCGCAGACGTAGCACTCGCCCGGAATCGCACGAGCCCCGGGCTGTGGGAGCGAGCCGCGGAGCTCGTGGATGAGCCGGCATGGCGTAGTCAAGGCCATAGTGGCGAAAGTCTACCACGCTCTCGCCAGAGAATCCACGGCGGACTACCGCGCCGGCCAGCGCCCGCATCCCCACGGGCAGACCAGCTCACCGGCTTGGAGGATCGTGTCACCCCCGCAGCGGGGGCAGCGGCCTGGCGGCCGTGATCCACGGGTAGACTCGCCGGCAGTGCTCACAGATCGGCCCCTCGTGCGCCTGGTACGCGCGGACGGTGCGGAGGCAGTCCGGGCCGACGCAGTAGATGGGCCACCAGGTGCGGTCACCCGAGGAAGGTCCGCTCGAAGATTGCCCAGACACGGTCGCCCTCCTCCTGCCCGAGCTCGCGGTAGAGGTCCGCCCGGAACGTCTCCGCCGAGAGCTTGAAGTCGCGGCGAATCGTGTTCGCGGAGCGGGCGAGGGACGGTGGGAGGCGCTTCGCGAGCCCCTCCCACCAGCTTGCCTCGCTACCCACCGGTGCCCCCTGGGATCAGTGCCTCGGCTGCAGCCTTCGCTGCGTCGGTCATCGCCCCGGGCTTCTCTGGCTCTGCCTCGACGGGGACTCCCGTGTCAGGTCCGGCGGCACCGCCCGTCGAGTCTCCCACCATCACGATGGTCACGCCGAAAGCCCGACTGATCTTGTCCATGTAGACGGTCTTCTTATCGAGAAGCTTCATCAGGACGTCGGGATCAGTCGTCTTTTCGATCGCCGAGTCGAAGACCGCCAGCCCGTCGAGGACCTGTTTCTTGAGCGCGTCGGGCATGTCCGCCGCGCCCCCGGTGTGGATCTCGTAGTGGACGTCTCCGCCCATCGTAATTCCCGTCTGCCCGGACTGGACGCCGGAGAGGGAGCCGTACTGGCCCACCCCGGTGGTCGCGGTGGCGGGCTTCGAGACGCCGTCCGTGGCGCACGCCACGAGCCCCGTCACGAGGACCGCGAAGAGAAACGCCTTCACGATCGGGACGCCCTAGCCCTTCCGGAGGAAGATGCCCCCCACCGCCAGGAAGGTCGCCGTGATCGCCGACTGGAGGTCGATCTGGCCCGCGAAGTAGGTGCCCCACGCGGTCAGGATCGCCGCGAGGCACACCCGCACGGTGTTGCTCTGGAAGAACGTCTTCATGCTGAACCGTCCCGTTTACCCGTGTCCCGTGTAGGGCGGGGCCTCGGGGCACGGGTGACCCCTGCGTCCGCCACGGCGGGTGGCCCCGCCCGATCCGAACTTCGGGCGGCGACCGCCAGGGACGCGGGCAGAGCGGGAGGCCGGGCGACACGTGGGACGGATGGAGCGAAGAGATTTTATCCGTCACGGATAGATTTCACGTTGACCGCGTGCTATCCGTGACGTATAGTCCCTCTGTCGCGATGGGGCGACGAGAGGAGCGAGAGATGAGACTGACCGGACAAGAGGCGATCGAGGAGGCCCGGCGGACGGGCCGGACCCTGAGCCAGTACACTACTCCCATCGAGGAGGCCCGCGACGGCCTCTCCGTGGAGGAGGCGGAGGAGATCGCGGCGGTGGACCCGTCCCTGATCTACCTGCCCGAGGAGCGGACTGACGACTGGACCCTCACCACCTACCGGGACGAGCACGGGGTCACGCACGAAGCAGTGCGGATCCCGCACACGGACGGGACCTCCTCCGGGGTCCGCGCGGCAATCGAGGCGGCGGTCGCGGCCGGAGCCCCGGCGTGGATCCTGGACGCCGAGGGGGCGGTGGACGAGGACGGCGAGTACCTCCTGGGCGAGGAGGTGATCTGGGATCGGCTCCGGGACGCACGTCTGGACCGCGACCTGACCCAGGCCGAGGCGGCCGAGCAGCTCGGGCTCTCGGCAGGCTACTACCCCCGCGTCGAGCGCGGCGAGGAGCAGCTGTCCGGAGCGGCCCGGCGGTGCGCGGAGTACTGGCTCCGCTACGGCGGACTCGAGGTCGCACCCTCCGACGGGGACTAGGAGCCGGAGTCCTGGTCGAAGTCGAGGCCTGGATCTGTGGCATGACGCCGTTCCGGGACCCCCAGCCGCTCGGAGATCCGAGCGACCTGGAGGTGAATTGCATTCACGTGACTTGCAAGCAAATCGAGCTTGCGATCGAAGCCGACGAAGCGCTCTCGCCCACGCGATAGGTCGACCTCGAGGGTCCGGATCCGTTCATTCACCCGCTCCTCGGAGCGGGCGTGCCGAGTGATCATCGTAAGGAGGATTCCGCCATTCGTGAGAATGACTCCTGCGAGGGCGATCCACGCGCTCGTCTCCATGCGGTTCACCTCATCCCGGTTACGTGACCTTCGTCAGGTTATCCACGGGGATCTCCACCTTGCCCCGGATCGAGAGCCCCGTCCCCCGGTCCGAGTTGTAGCCCACGAGGTACTCGAGAACGTGGGTCTCGACCGCCTTCGTCGCGGTCACGATCACGTTGTCGAGCGGCACCAGGTGGACGTAGTGGGGGCTCGTGATCGAGCTCTCCGCGACGTTCGACCGCGAGTTGATGACCTGGGCAGTCTCCTTGTCGAAGAGCGTCCAGTAGATCGCGTTGATCGACCCCGCCGGGATCTCGTCCCCGGCCTCGTCGGTGATGGTGAGCTTGACGAAGCCGTCGGACTGCTCCCTGAACCGGGCTTGCTCGCTCACAGCGTCTCTCCCTCGCACCGGAGCGTCACGTAGCTCTTCGCCGGGCTGAGCGCCGAGGAGAGGACTAGCTTCACCCAGACCGGGATCGCCGATCCGGCGGCCAGCGTCCCCGGGGAGAAGTCTTTGTCCGCCGAGTCGAAGGACAGACCCGTCGGCGCGGTGAGCCGGTTCGCGATCGACGTGGATCCGTCCGCGGCCGTTTCGAGCGCGAAGGAGAAGACCCCTACCGGGTCCGCGAACTCCTTCACCCGAGGGGATGTGAGGGCGTCCACGTCGTGCGCGTTCAGCCAGTAGGCCTTCTCGTAGTACGTGTTCGACCCCGACACAGGGATGGCCGCCCCGAGGAACATCTTCCGGACCTGCGTGACGGCGGTCCCCGAGGGCGAGACAGAGCTGCCGTAGAGCTTCAGGATCTCGACGTCCCCCGCCTCCTTCATGAGGGTGACCGTCGCGTCCGCGGGAAGCGCACCCCCGGTCACCCGGACCTTCTCCACCCGCTCGAAGGCCAGGGTGGTGGTCTTGGGGCCTGTCTCGCCGGCGAAGACGACAGCCTCGGTGATCTGGGCGCCGACGGCGGACCTGCCGGTGATGGTGATCGTGGCCGAAATCGCGTCGTCCGCGAGGACCTCGATCTCGTCCACCGCGGAGATGTCCCCGGTGGAGAAGAAGAGGAGCTTGCCTTTGCTGATCGCGCCGCCCTGCGCCGAAGCGTCATCCTCCGCGTGGTTCGCGCATCCAACCAGGACCAGATCGCTTGCTCCGACCGCCATCGTGCTTCTCCCACCCGTGGGTTCACCCCGAACTTCGCCGGTGCGGCCGGGCAGGTCAGGAGACGATCGAGGTCAACACGCCGGCGCGTTCAAGATCCGGCTTCACCCGGGCCGTGACCCGGGACGCGACGATGGTCACCCAGCCGCTCGCCCTGGCAGAGGAGAGGAAGTCCACGAGCGCGGTCCGCTCCCCCACGACGTAGACCGTGGCGCGAACGGCGACGTTCAGGGCCGTGGCGATGGAGGAGAGGGCATCCAGGTCCATCGTGACCGCCCCGGGTGCCGTTCCAGGGGCCTGCGCGGCTGCGAGGCTCCACAGGACGTCCAAGGCGATCGTGTGCGCCTGGATGAGCAGGGCGGGCCCGTGGAGTTCTCCTGCGGCCTCGAGCGCGTCCAGGTCGAGGGTGAGCGCGCTGAGGCCGAAGGCCGCCGGCAGGAGCTCGCCGGTGGCAGCGAGGACCCCGATGCTGAGGGAGATCGGAGGCACGCCGACGCTGGGGCTCGCGAGGGCGCCGGCCGCATCGAGGATGGCAAGGGCGATCGACGCCGCCCCGGGGGAGAGCGTGGGATCAAGGACGGCCGCCTGCGCATGCAGCGCCGCGAGGCCGACGGACACGCCTGCCTGGGACACGGTCACCGGATTCAGGACCGCTTCCACCACGAGGACGTCCGTGGAGACCGTCCTGCTCCCGGGCAGGAGGGTCACCTGCGGGAGGGCGGCCAACGCCTCGAGTACGTCCGCGACTACGGAGACGGCACCGGGGGAGACGGAGGGCGCTTGGATGGCGGCAGATGCCTCGACGACACCCGGTGCTACGGAGACGGCACCGGGGGAGACGGAGGGCGCTTGGATGGCGGCAGATGCCTCGACGACACCCGGTGCTACGGACATGGCGCCGGGGGTCAGCGTGTGCGAAAGCAGCTCGCCCGTCGCTGCTAGGACGCCTATGGAGATCGTCGCCGGACCGGGCGCGACCGTGGTGGCATTCAGCCCCCCCACTCCCTCGACGACGCCCGGCGAGACGGTGACCGCACCCGCGCTGACCGTGGGGGCGTTGAGCGCGGCCTCAGCGGCAAGGATGCCGAGGCTGATCGTCGCCCCGCCTGCCCCACTGACCACCTGCACAGCGCCGATGTCTTGGGCGGAGTACGTCCCGACCGCCTGCACCGCGCCTATGCTACGAGTGCTCACCTACGCGCTCCCTGCGTCCAGCCCTGCCGCCAGTAGCGGACTGCCAGTGCCCGGCGTAAAGTCCTCGCTGCCGTCGGTCACGCTCGCAAACAGAGGATCTCCGGTCTGATTGCTGCTCCCGGGAAGCGTGCCGTCGCAGGCTCCACTTGTATTCCCGTGGGTGTGGTTGTTGTCAAATACGATGAGGCTAACGATCTTTGCATTCAGCGCGACCCCGTAGGCCCCGTTTGCCACAAACGAATTGTTAGTGACAATCCCTCCTCCCATGTGTTGATTTTCTCCGATGTATAAACCTGAGCCGCCGTTTCCGTAGACAGTGTTCTCGGTAATCACCCACACAACGTTTCCAACAGCGCCACCCCAGACAATCCCATGCCCACCATTGTCATAGATGTGATTTCCGGCAAGTATTTGCGCCGGTCTGCCAAGAGCGACCCCAACGCCGCCATTATCGTGAATGCGACAATAGGATATCGCCCTGAAACCAAGGTTAATGTTGCCTTTGCAACCATCCGAACCATTGCCGTAAATGTCGCAGTCGAAAAGCTGGAACACGAACCCATTTGAATACAGACCATATCCGGTTGCACCATGCAGTTTGCACCGATGGAATGTAACCCCAGCAGTCGCAACGTTGGATGTATCAACGATGGCGGTAGCGTTACTGTTCCCGTCGAAGTCCAAGGAGTTGATCCGATAGTAGTCGGCCAGCGCGCCGATGTAGAGAATGCGACCAATCGCCGCCGACGCTTGAAGCACAGGCCGAGTACCATCGACCGTCCCGGAAGCGTTCGCGCCGTTCACGACGATGGGGAGTGCGGCAGTCCCTGCGGTCGTGTCGATGTCAATCTGCGCCCCGACGGAGTAGGTGCTATCCGCCCAGACTCGGATCTCGTCGCCAGCCGCGACGTTGTCGAACGCTTCTTGCAGCGTGTAGGGGAATCCGCTCGACCCGTTCCCTCCTCCGGTCGCAGCCGCCTTCACGTGGATCGTCGCCATCTATGCCTCCATCAGGAGTTTGCCACGATCCTCGGAACGTCCCGCACCGAAAGCGCGACGAGCGCATTCAGCGCGGTCCCGCTGATCTGGTCCCTCATCCCTGCCACGAACGTACGCAGTTGCGCGACGTTGGTCCCGGTCAGGGCCGGAGCGTCCGTCCGTGCGGCCGTGCCTCCTGCGCCGTCACCGAGGATATCGGCGCTCGCAG